ACATTGATGGAATTCGTGAACCAGTTGCTGGTTCTCTGATGTACGGAAACAACATCATCTCTGGTGCCGTTGTTCCTTCTTCTAATGCGATTGGTCTGCACTTCTACCCCATCTGGGAAGCTGCATCTCTTGATGAATGGCTTTATAACGGTGGACCTTTCCAACTTGTTGTATTTCACTTCCTCATCGGCATCTATGCTTACATGGGACGTGAATGGGAACTCTCCTATCGTCTGGGTATGCGTCCTTGGATCTGCGTTGCTTATAGTGCTCCTGTTGCTGCTGCATCTGCTGTATTCCTGGTCTATCCTTTCGGTCAAGGTTCTTTCTCTGATGCGATGCCTTTGGGTATCTCTGGTACGTTTAACTACATGCTTGTCTTCCAAGCAGAACACAATATCCTGATGCACCCCTTCCACATGCTTGGAGTTGCTGGTGTGTTCGGTGGTTCACTCTTCAGTGCTATGCACGGTTCACTGGTGACTTCTTCACTGGTTCGTGAAACTACTGAAACCGAATCTCAGAACTATGGTTACAAGTTCGGTCAAGAAGAAGAGACCTACAACATTGTTGCTGCTCACGGGTATTTCGGTCGTCTGATCTTCCAATATGCTTCGTTCAACAACTCTCGTTCACTGCACTTCTTCCTTGCTGCCTGGCCTGTTGTAGGCATCTGGTTTACTGCTCTTGGTGTTAGCACCATGGCATTCAACCTGAATGGTTTCAACTTCAACCAGAGCATCATTGATGGTCAGGGTCGTGTGCTCAACACTTGGGCAGATGTTCTGAACCGTGCTGGACTTGGAATGGAAGTAATGCACGAGCGCAATGCTCACAACTTCCCTCTGGACCTTGCTGCTGCTGAGTCAACTCCTGTTGCTCTGACTGCTCCTGCCATTGGTTGATATAAAACTGAATAACTGATATAATTAAGAGGGTATAACAACCCTCTTTTTTTATGTCTCATAATCCTCAACACGAACCTATGGAACCCTGGGTAATCTGGGCAGGAGTAGGTATGATGGTATTTACGATCCTTGTGTTTGTCCTGTTCACTCTCGGTCAGATTTATTGGGGATGAGCACTAATACTCATTGACTTCTTTGTTAAGAAGTGTTAAGATAAATACTGTAAATAAATGAGGAGGATATGGTTTCATCAGCACTAACACAATCAAATTCACAGAGAGGATGGTTCGATGTACTCGATGACTGGCTTAAAAGAGATCGTTTCGTTTTTGTTGGCTGGTCTGGACTTCTTCTTTTTCCCACTGCTTACCTTGCTCTTGGTGGTTGGCTTACTGGGACAACTTTCGTTACGAGTTGGTATACTCACGGGTTGGCAAGTTCCTATCTGGAGGGTGCAAACTTTCTTACTGCGGCAGTTTCTACTCCAGCAGATTCTATGGGTCATTCTCTTATGCTTCTCTGGGGTCCTGAGTCTCAAGGGGATATCGTCAGGTGGTTCCAACTTGGGGGACTCTGGCCTTTTGTGGCACTCCACGGGGCTTTCGCTCTAATTGGATTTATGCTTCGTCAGTTTGAGATTGCCCGTCTTGTAGGCATTCGTCCTTACAATGCAATCGCATTCTCTGGTCCTATTGCAGTATTCGTTTCTGTGTTCCTGATGTATCCACTGGGTCAATCCAGTTGGTTCTTTGCTCCCTCTTTTGGAGTCGCAGCAATCTTCAGGTTCCTTCTGTTTCTTCAGGGTTTCCACAACTGGACCCTCAACCCCTTCCATATGATGGGAGTTGCTGGTATACTGGGTGGAGCACTGCTCTGTGCTATTCACGGAGCAACTGTAGAAAACACACTATTTGAAGACAGTGAACAAGCAAACACATTCAAGGCATTTGAACCGACTCAAGAGGAAGAGACGTATTCTATGGTTACGGCTAACAGATTCTGGAGTCAGATCTTCGGTATTGCTTTTAGCAATAAGCGTTGGCTTCATTTCTTCATGTTATTTGTGCCTGTCATGGGTCTTTGGACTTCCAGCATTGGTATCATTGGTCTTGCCCTTAATCTTCGTGCTTACGATTTTGTGAGTCAGGAGATTCGTGCAGCAGAAGATCCTGAGTTTGAAACGTTCTACACAAAGAATATTCTACTCAATGAAGGTCTTCGTGCCTGGATGGCACCAGTAGACCAACCTCATGAGAACTTTGTGTTCCCTGAGGAAGTTCTACCAAGAGGTAACGCACTTTAAAATAAATAGAGGAGTTCCACAAGAACTCCTTTTTTTTATGCTTCTAATACTCGCAACTTTTATTGCTTTCGGGATTTTCATGTTTGTATTGTCTATTGCACAAGACATATAATTATAATTATGTAAAACTTTTATATTTTTATGAAACTCTGGATGTTATGTAATCGTCTCACAAAGGAAACTTATGAGAGAGATCGATTTATAGAAGAATCAAATAAATATGGTATCGATTTTTCTGTAGTTTATGCAGATGAATTGGATTTGATTGTATCGCGGGATGATCGTAAATCAATTCGATATCTTAATGATGCTGTTGCTCTTCCTGATGTAGTTCTTGCTCGTACTGGAAGTAGTACTGGATATTATAATCTTTCCGTGCTTCGTCAGTTTGAAAGGTTGAATGTCCCTACACTTCCCAATTCAAATTCGATTGAAGCTGCAAAGGATAAGATGTATGCTATGCAAATTTTTGGGCAGGCGGGTCTTCCCATTCCCAAAACAATGCTTACTCGGTTTCCAAGTAATAGTGACTTAGTTGAAAAGCAAGTAGGTTTTCCCTGCGTTATGAAAGTTGTCACGGGATCTCACGGTGCTGGAGTTTATCTTTGTGAAAATGCAAAGCAATTTGAAGATCTTTCAGAACTTATTTCATCAATAGATTTTAAAAGTTCCATGATTGTTCAAGAATATATTGATCAATCGAAGGGACGAGATATTCGTGTGATTGTTGTAGGTGGTAGGGTTATTGGTGCGATGCAAAGGAAATCAGTTGATGGATCTTTTAAAGCAAATATATCCAGAGGTGGAGTTGGTGAAGGTATTGAAGTAGATGATCAGATGGAACTTTTGGCAATTCAAGTTGCTAAGGTTCTTGATCTTGATATTGCTGGTGTTGATCTTTTATTTCATGAGGATGGTTATAAAATTTGTGAGGCAAACTCTGCTCCAGGGTTTAAAGGATTTGAAGAAGCACTTGAGATCAATGTTCCTCAAAAGATTTTTGATTATGCGAAGCTTAGATCAAAGGAATAAATAAGTTAAAAAATAAGTGATTTGTAAAATGATTGAAGATATTAGAGTTTTGTTTTTGGATGAAAATAAAGAAAAGGTATGGGAAACTGATTATATTGTAGATACTTTATTGCCATCGGACAAAAATAAAGAATTGACCTTCTCACCTACAATAGAAAATGTTCATGGATTGTTTGATGTTTTAGTTTTTAATTGTAGAAAGAAATCATTTAATGAAATCATAAACATTGTAAACATAGTAAACCCCAAAATAATAATTCAATTATCCGATGAATATAAGAATGAAGATTTAAATCATTACAATAGATTATCAAAATATTGTAATCTTTATCTCAGACAATATCATCATGAAGGATATGAGTATTTTGAAAATACTGCTCATATCCCTTTGGGTTATTGTAATGATGCTGGTTTAGATTTTATGGATTTTTTCCCAGATTCATTTGAAAAAATACCAAAAATAAAAAATAGATCTTATAATTGGGGATGGGTGGGAGATATGAAAAATGATAGATGGGAGATGTTGGATAAATTTTCCCAAATACATTCTCATACCTATGCCACTAATACTTCAAAAGATGATATGATTGAAAGATATCTTCAATCAAAATTTGTTCCTTGTGGACGAGGAAATTCTACTTTAGATTGCTATAGATTGTACGAAGCATCAATGTGTGGGTCTATACCATGCGTAGTTGGATCCGTTAATGAAATATCGCAAACTTTTAAATATGAAGAATCTCCTCCATGGATTTTGGGCAGAAGTTGGGATGAAGTAGTTCATAAATGCAAACTTCTTTTACATGATGAGGAAAAATTACAAGAAGTTCAAAATGAAGTTCTTAAATGGTGGCATAATAGAATAATGAAAATTAATAAAAAGGTTTCTAATTCTTTAAATGAAAACAGAATAGATTTAGAAAATATTGAAGATGAAATAGCATTAGATCATTATTGGCAAGATGATAGTATTTTTGGAGAAAACTGGTTTTCATATCCAAATTTGTATAAGAACGTAGTTAATTTGGCGAAAGATGGTGATATTTTTGTTGAAGTTGGTGCATGGAAAGGTAGATCAACTTCCTGCCTTGCTGTAGAAATTGCTAATTCCAAAAAAGATATTACTTTATACGTTATTGATACGTGGGAAGGTAGCATAGAGCATTTAAATAATTCGGAAAAAGAATCTTTGCCAACTCTTTATGAAACATTCATGGCAAATATGAAGCCAGTTGAAAAATATTATTTTCCTCTAAAAATGACATCCGAAGAAGCATCAAAAAAATTCAAAGATAAGTCTTTAAAATTTGTTTTCTTGGATGCTTCTCATGAATATGAAGATGTAAAAAGAGATATTCAAAATTGGATTTCAAAAGTAAAGCCTGGTGGAATATTGGCAGGACATGATTATTATCCAGATGATGGAAGATATGATTGGTTTCCTGGGGTAAAACAAGCAGTTAATGAAACGATCAAAGATTTTGATATTAGTGAACTCTGTTTTATTCATAATGTAATTGATGATAATAAGATAAAGTTTGAAGGATTTCCATCTGTAAATTATATAAGCATAGAAGAAACGGAAGATAGAAGAAATATTTTACATAAAAAATTTGAAGAATATGGGATTGAAAATGTAACTCCCAGAATATATAAAAGATATAATGATGAAGAACATAAAATAGAATCTCAACTTTTACACAGATTAAGTATTGGAAGTAGAGGTCCAGTTACTTCCCATTTGAAGGCCATTAAAGAATGGTATTATGAAACCAATGAACCGTATACTTTTATTTGTGAGGATGACTTGGGATTTCAAACTGTAAAGTATTGGAACTTTACATGGAAAGAATTTTTTAATTCTCTGCCAGAGGATTGGGAATGTGTTCAGTTGTGTTTATTGCGAGAAGATTTTCACAGATTCAGCATTGGATTCAGAAACAGATGTTGGTGTGATTGGTCTGGATGTGCCTACTTAATAAGTAGAGAACATGCAAGAAAATTGGTAGAAACATATTATCCAAATGATACCTTTACTCTAGATTATGTTGGACAGGATATGTTTGCCAGAGAGGAATGGGCTAGAATACCTGTGATTGAAACTATAATATATTCAAACTTTGGGAAAGTTTATTCGTTCCCATTATTTGTTGAGGATATTCAAAATTGCCCTTCAAGTTATTTTAATGCCACTGGAATAAGAACTGGAGAAACTGATCATCATCATCAAAATTCATTTAATATTTCCTTAGAATGGTGGAGATCAAATGCACAATTTAAAACTATAGACCAGTTAAAAGTCATTTGATCATTTGTTTTTTATGTGCTATAATTCCATCTCAACCTTAAAACTAAAATGAAATTTACTGTATATTCAAAAAATGGATGCCCATACTGTGAAAAAATTCAAAGGGTATTGGGTTTGACAAATGTTGATCACACGATTTATTATTTGGATGAAGACTTTACTAAAGAAGAATTTTTAGAAAAATTTGGAAGTGAATCTTCCTTTCCTCAGGTAATTTTAGATAATGATGTTTCTCTGGGGGGATGTATTGAAACCGTAAAATTTTTAAAAGAAAATAAAATAGTAAGTTGATGCAAGAAAACAATGATAAAACAGATCTAAATAAAGAAGAACCTCACATAAATCGGGGGTTTGAATTAATGTTACGGCAACATGGAGGGAAAAAAGTTTTCAAATCTAAAACATTTAATTTTAGATTTGAAAAAACATTATCTCTCCTAAAAAGAGAGATACAAATAAACTTTGATTTCGGAATTGATATTAAAAAAAAGTAACTCTCTAAGGAGGAAAACCAATGGAAGTACTGCCTTTTGTTGTAACCTTTACTGTTTTATTCACAGTAATGTTTTTTATTCTTGGGGGAGTTGTTGGTTGGATAGCAAAAGAATTTTTAAATGAAAAATTCTTTAAGTTGCCTCATAACATACATCCAGAAATGCTCGACGAAAATGGCAATATATTGCCAGATCAAACTATAGCTGTTAATTTTTATCCTGAATCATACTATGACTACAACGAAGACGAAGACGAAGATTGAATGGTCTGTTCCAAAACTTCAGCCAAATCCATTCATGCACGAAATTCTTGGAGCTGTTTCTAAGCAAAGAACAGTAGCTCAAAAAGTAGAGACTCTCCAAGCATATAAAAATCCTGCTCTCACTACGATTCTTATTATGAATTTTGATGAGAGTGTTGTCTCTATTTTGCCAGAGGGAGATGTTCCTTATGCTGGTGTTGATGAGCAAACTTCTGTTGGCGGAAACCTTAGTGATCTTGTCAATAGTAAAACTAAGAATCAAGGTTTAAAGACCAGTGGTTATTATGGAACTGAAGATTTTGTAGAAGAAAAAAACAAAACTTCCATTCGTAATGAATATCAAAATTTTTATATTTATTGCAGAAACGGCAATAATCAAATTACTCAAATGAAAAAAGAAACCATGTTTATTAACATGCTTTCTGGATTGCATCCGTTTGAAGCTGAAATTATGATTTTGGTAAAAGATAAGAAGTTGCAAAATAAATATAAAATAACAAAGGACATTATATCCCAAGCCTATCCTGAAATTACTTGGGGAGGAAGGTCTTGAATGTAAATACGGAGGTAGACGTAAAAATGGAATCTTGGTCTTCTGAAGAAAAGAAAAATCTGCCTCCAAAATATGGTTGCACTATTTTAGTTGAAAACGCAACCATGGAACAATTGAAAGATCCATCATGGCCTCTTGATGCATACATTATAAAGTATGAGATAGAAAATAAAATTTTTATGGACCTTTGTAGAGGTACAAGAGTAAAAATATTTGATTTATATTATGATAAGTTTGGTCCTGGAGTTGTTCGGGACATTGGATGGGGATATGGAAAAGTTAACCCAAAACTTTGGGGGTATCAATCAAAAAGTAAAAATAAAAAGAAATGAAAGGATTCTCGGATAAAAAGGAAGAAGAGGTTGGAAAAATTCAATCTATTATCAATCAAGCAGAAGTAACTAAATTAATTAAAAGATATAAAAAAATTAGAAAATTTAAAAAATCTAATATCCATACTATAAATAAACTCGACGGAAGAGAAGATATCGTCCAAAAATTAGTAAATGAATATATGGAGAATAATCCAGAATAATGGGCAAGCATTACTTACTCAATCTCTACGGATGCTCATTCGTTCTTTTGAACGATGAGCATTTTCTTATTGATCTACTTGAAAATGCAGCGGCAGCAAGTGGAGCAACTGTATGTCAAACGATTTATAAGAAGTTTGATCCTCAAGGGGTTACGGTAATTTGTTTACTTTCAGAAAGTCATATTAGTATTCATACATGGCCAGAGGAAGGAAAGGCAGCATGTGATGTTTATACTTGTGGTGATTGTCAACCAAAAATTGGATGTGATATAATCATTCAACAACTCTACGCAACCAATCATACATTGAGTTATATTGAAAGGTAATTGTAACAAGTGTTACAAACTGACTTGACTACATAAATAATGAGGATTAGAATGCCTCTACGTTCATTTGCTATTTGCAAATAGCAAACGGAAGTAAGCCGACTCGGAACGGATCGTTCATCTATGGAAGCACTCATTCTAACTTGTTTACAAGCACAATTGATTGTTTCTCGGGTTAATGCATACTCATTGCCAAAGCAGATCCGAAATGATTTGATTTGGGAGGTGAAGCAAATATCTCCGAAGGAGTGCAAAATAGACGCAAAAGCCGACTGAAGGAACGCTCTTTAACCTAAAAACTAAGGAGAAAACCTAATGTCACAAGCAACTTATAGGGGTTGTCAGTATAATACCGACACACCTAAAGAAGAATATCGTAAGTGGTATTCTAAAACACATGCACCAGCACATCCACAAAATACATACCGTGGAATTCCCTATCGTCCTTGCAATAATGGGGAGGTGGCAAAATGATTGTCAAATTAAATCCTCTTCAGATTATTAAAGATAAAAAAGAAAAAGACGAAAAACTTAAAGAAGCACAATTGAATATGGCAAAGCAACCACAAGTTGCTTAATAAATTAGAGAGGGACTTGACTCCCTCTCTTTTTTTGTGTAAAATGTACATGTCGAACAAATATATTTCATGGATAAAGAAAAGGTTTCGTGGATAATAGAAAACATGGAAATTCTTATTTCCATGCTTAAAGAAGAAGTTAAAACCGAATCAAATGATTTTCAAACTTTTCTTCCACCAGATCTTGATGATGACATTGAATACTACGAGGAGGATTAAAAATGTACGAAACATTAACTGAATTTGAAAGAGCACTTGCTCGATTTGGAGATAAAGTTCAATATATTGTTGGACTTGAAGTATCTGATAAAATGTCTCCCGAAGTTGCATATCAGGAGATTAAAGATATGATGAAGGAACTCAAAAAACTTCGTAAAAAAGAAAAAGATAGTTGGGAGATTGAAGAATGAATACAAAACTAATTGCTATCACTCAGGGTGCTGGTGATCTGATTGAACAGAATGCTCAAGAGGTAATCTCTTACATTGCCCGTGTCAGCAACCCAAACAATCAACTCAACTTTGATACTGCTGCTGGATTGCTTCGGTATTGTATCAAGCATGAGCACTGGAGCATCTTTGAACATGCCTTTATGACCCTGGAGATCAACACTACCAGGGGCATTGCTGCCCAGATCCTCAGGCATCGTTCATTCACCTTCCAGGAGTTCTCACAGAGGTATGCTGATAGCTCTTTGCTTGGGGATATTCCCGTTCCTGAACTTCGTCGTCAGGACACCAAGAATCGTCAGAATAGTATTGATGATGTAGATCCTTATATTCTACAAAAATATGAAATGCTGAATCAAGACTATTTTAAACGAGGAATGGATCTGTATAAGCAAATGTTGGATGATGGTATTGCTAAAGAATGTGCTAGATTCATTCTTCCTCTTGCAACACCTACACGAATCTATATGACTGGTTCTTGTCGTTCTTGGATTCATTATATTCAACTTCGTTCTGAAAATGGAACACAGCAGGAGCATATGGATATTGCTAAAGAATGTCAGTGTATTTTTGCTGGACAATTTCCCAATGTTGCAGAAGCATTGGAGTGGAATACACATAATAAATACTGATACACATTATTATTAGAAAATGGCAACATATCCTGTTATTCACATTACAACTGGTGAACAAAAAGAAGTGGAAATGAGTATCCATGATTGGGATCAATGGAAAAAAGATAACCCAGAATGGACACGGGATTGGTCTGATCCATCAACTTGCCCTTCAGCAGGGGAAGTTGGTGAATGGCGTGATAAACTTGAAAATAAACATTCTGGTTGGAAAGAAGTTTTAGATAAAGCTGCAAAATCTGCTGGATCCAAAAATCAAATTAGAAGGTAAGAAATTCTATGGCAAGAAAAAGAAGGGGACCGACCGAAAATCAAGTTGGTGTTGGGTTGACACCGAAACAATTAAGAAGAAAAAAACCAATCAATGTAGATCTTTTAAAAGATATTACCCCCTTAACAGATAATCAAGAACGATTATTCAATGCCTATGAAGAAAATAAACATTTAGTTGCATATGGCGCAGCAGGAACTGGAAAAACATTTATCACACTCTATAATTCTTTATGTGATGTTTTGGATGAAAGATCACCATACGAAAAGATTTATTTGGTAAGGTCACTAGTTCCCACAAGGGAAATTGGATTTCTTCCAGGATCTCATGATGACAAAGCAGATCTTTATCAGATCCCATATAAAAACATGGTAAAAGCAATGTTTGATGTGTATGATGAAGCTGCAGAAGAGATGCTCTATGCAAATCTGAAGACACAAGGAACTATTAGTTTTTGGTCAACTTCATTTATTCGTGGAACGACATTTGAAAATGCGATTATTATTGTTGATGAATTTCAAAACTTGAACTTTCATGAGCTTGATAGTATAATTACAAGAGTTGGAGAAAACTCTAAGATCATGTTCTGTGGAGACACAAGGCAAAGTGATCTCACAAAACAATACGAACGATCTGGAGTTGTTGATTTTATGAGGATCTTGCAGCAAATGCCTTCCTTTGAAATGATTCATTTTGAAGTTGATGACATTGTAAGATCTGGACTTGTTAAAGAATACCTTACTAAAAAAACGGAGCTTGATCTTTAATGTTTACACATGTTGATTTGAATCTTCCCAATCTTAAAAGGGAAACTATAGATGGAATTCGATATTATAAAATCCCAGGACAAGAAAATCTCCAAAGGCTGGTGTCGATTACTTCAGTCACCAGCCATTATAATAAAGAAAAATTTTCTGAATGGAGAGAAAAGGTAGGAGAAAAAGAAGCAAATCGTATCTGTAAAGAATCTACTTCTATTGGAACAGATACTCATACACTTACTGAACAATATCTTAAAAATCTTGATTGCAATTCTGATGTTCTTCCTATGTCTGAAATGCTATTTCAGATTATGGTTCCTGCCCTAAACAACATAAATAATATTCACGCACTTGAAGGTTCCCTTTATAGCTCATCTCTCGGGATTGCTGGAACTACCGATTGTATCGGAGAATATACTGGAGATAATGGAATACCAGAATTAGCAATAATTGACTTCAAAACCTCAAAGTATCCAAAACCAAGAAAATGGATTGAAGATTATTTCGTCCAATGTTGTGCGTATGCATGTATGCTTCATGAATTAACAGGTCTTTCTGTTAAAAAATTTGTTATTATCATGGGTTGCCGAGATGGCGAACTCCGTGTTTATGAAGAGTACGATAAGAAAAAATATTTTAATCTCTTGCTTAAATATATCAAAAAATTTGTTAATGATAAGGTAATGGATTATGAGTGTATTTGACAATTTCATAGATTTAAATTTAGAAAATACAATGGATAAAGAATATAAACAGGAAATTAAAAAAGTCCTACAGGAAAAATTTTATTGTCCGTCCAGGTTTGCTCAAGAAATTGAGAAAGTTGTTCAAGAAGAAAAAGTTTCTTACATTGATGCTATCATTTATTTCTGCGATAGAAATAAAATTGATTTGGAATCAGTTCCAAAACTTCTTTCAAAACCATTGAAAGAAAAGATTAAATGCGAAGCAATTCATCTTAATTTTCTAAAGAAAACCTCTAAAGCACGATTGGTATTTTGAATCTTAATCCGTTAGAATGTTATAGGACTTATATTGCAATTAAGAATCACTTTACTCAGAAAAAATATGATTTTCACAAATACAATGGTAAAGTGAAAGCTTCTTTGCAATCTTTTTACAATCGAAAAGACAGGTTCTGGTTTGAAAAAATGTCCAGAACAAAAACTGAAGAAGAAATTAAAAACTTTTTTGTTGCCAATTTTGCATCTTGTGATGATCCCCAGACCTTATGGATTGGGGAAATCATTAAGAATGGAGAGCAGAACTATAAGAACTGGCAAAAGAAACTTCAATCTTTAACTTATATCTTCAAAGAAGAATTGGATGTTATATTTTCTGATGGAGATTTTGTTTCCAACTTCAAAGTCATTGGATCTAAACACCCACGTATAATTAAACTTTATCTATCTGGAAAAGTTTCATTAGAAACTCTTGTTATTCTCAACAGGGTTTTAAAATACAAATCAAATTATGACAAGAATCTTATCGATCCAATATGGGAATTTACTTCCATGAAGATAGAAAAGTATTCTCCTTTTATACATATTGACATGGATAAGTACAAAAATATAATTAAGGAGTTTATCAAGTGAGTTTTTTTAATTCTGAAATTGTACGAGCAGAAATGACTGAGATTACAATTCTCCAGGAAGATATCTATAAAAATATTTTTAAATTTCCAACAATGAATTTAGATGAAAAGAAGTTTCATGTTGGGTTACTTGAAAAACTTCTTGAAAAGCAAAGGATTTTATATACCAGATTATCTCTTTCTGATGACCCAGAAGCAATTGAATTTAAAGAAAAAATTCAAAGGCAAGCAGTGATGATGGGAATGCAAGAGAATATAGATATTGGTGTGATTTTTAATAATATGGAATCCATGATTAAAGTCATGAAAGATGTTTTATCATAAAATAAATTATGACGTATAATATAAGTAATACATGTCAAATAGAAAATCTTTCAAATATCTATGAGCATGTTTTTGGATTTCCTTATGAGGGGTTTTTTGTTGAAGTTGGAGCTTATGACGGAGAATTCTGCTCCAATACAAGTGGACTTTCTGATTTTGGGTGGAATGGATTATACATAGAACCAATTCAAAGGTCGTATGAACTTTGTTATAATAGGCATTATTATAACAAAGCCGAAGTAATTCGTTGTTCTATTGGGTCTGTTGAGGGAGAAATAAATTTCTATAACTCTTACAGTAGATCAATGGACAAAGATAGTCAAGATTGTTTATATTATCAATATTCAACATCAGATATGTCTGAAGTTTTAAGAACTCCAGACATAGAATGGATGAGTCATATATCTTATGATATTGTAAAGGTTCCTCAATATAGACTGGAAGTAATTTTAAAAGAACACAATGTACCAAAAAATTTTGATATCTTAGTAGTTGATGTTGAAGGGAATGAGTACGATGTTATGAAATCTTTTTCTATTGATTTTTGGAAACCAAAAATGATTATAATAGAATTAAAAGAATTAAATGAAAAATATCAAAACTTTTTGGATTACATAGAAGAATGTAAATTGATAAGAAAAAAAATAATTTCTCATGGATATAAAGAAATATATAAAGATGATATAAACACTATATTTTTAGATACAGGGCTTGACATCCCTTCTTGCCACTGGTAGGATAAAGTCGTCGTAAAGGCCAAATCTCAAACAATCCGTAAAACACATGTCTGATTTTTCTAAACTCAAAAAGCAATCCTCTCTTGGTTCTCTCACCGAAAAACTGGTGAAAGAAGTTGAAAAACTGAATAGTGGAAATGGCACTGATGATCGTCTCTGGAAACCTGCAATGGGTAAGGACGGTGTTGGTTCTGCCGTTATCCGATTCCTGCCTGCCCCTCCCGATGAAGATCTTCCTTGGGTGAAGATGTATTCTCATGGATTCCAAGGTCCTGGTGGATGGTACATCGAAAATTCTCTCACCACAATTAGCAAAGAAGATCCCGTTGCAAAACTGAATCGTGGTCTTTGGAACACTGGTGATCCTAAAGATCAGGAAACAGTCCGTAAGCAAAAGCGTAAACTGTCCTACTACAGCAACATCTACGTTGTAAAGGATCCCGCAAATCCTCAGAATGAAGGTAAAGTATTTCTCTTCAAGTATGGTAAAAAGATCTTTGATAAGATCCTGAATGCAATGCAACCAGAGTTTGAAGACGAAGAACCCATCAATCCTTTTGATTTTTGGGCAGGAGCAAACTTCCGTCTGAAGATTCGTAAGGTGGAAGGTTACTGGAACTACGACAAATCTGAATTTGATACTGCTGGTCCTCTTCTTGAAGACGATGAAGCACTGGAAGCAATCTGGAAGAAAGAGTATTCTCTTTCTGCAATCCTTGCTCCTGATCAATTCAAGTCCTATGAAGAACTTGAGAAGCGCATGAATTATGTCCTTGGCATCAATCGTGTTGCTCCCAAAGCATCTACTCACGATGAAGAGGAAGAGTATGAATCTTATGCTCCTAAGAAAACTAGTGAGGAAGATGTTCTGAGGGAACTTGAAAATTCTTACAAGAAGAGTAAGGATGTTGCTCCTGCAAAACAAACTGATCTAGAAGAAAATGATGATGAAGACGATTATCTTCGCAAGTTCCAAGGTCTTCTTGATGATTGATTAATCTTCAAAATCTACAGTAGATCCTCTTTTCAAGGTTCCAGACACATACTGTTTGGAACCTTTTTTGTATTCAAGATTTTCTTCCATTTGATCTATAAGAATTCCCAAATATTCTCTCTTTAAAACAAAGATCTGTCTTTTTTCTTCGTTAATTTTTAATTCATACTCATAATTTGATACTTCTTTTATCACACTATTGTAAAGAACATCTTTACCAGTTCCGTAGTCAAAAAATTGAAGGTACGTTGGTTTAAGTTTCAAATAATTTGGGTTTGGAACTTCTACATCAATAATCGTAGTTATTTCAGTTCTGGGGTCATATAATTCTTGCTTTTCTATAATAGTTTGTTCAAAATCAATGTATTGATTTGAAACTTGAAGTCCAGCTGGAACTATGACAACTCCTTGACTATCTTTTATTTCTAAAGTTTCATAATATCTCGGTGAATATAATTCTTGAAAATTGCCATACTTCTCCATTAAATATGCTTCAAAATTTAATTGAGATAATGGCCATTCGGAATACATGTCAATAATATTATTTGATAGTAAAATAACCCAGTCAAGATTTTGATCTTCATAAACTTTATATGCAACATTATCTGGTCTATCATCGCCTTCAATAATATAACGATCAAATACTGTGATGTTATTAAACAAATCTTCTCTTATGCTTCCCCTCACGAAAAAATTTTTAACTTTGATGAAGTCTGAGGAACCTATTTTGCCTGGACCTCTTGAGATGTATTCAAAATCTGGAATATATCTGAAATAGTTGTTATCTGACATTTTAGTAACCTATTGCATGATTGTCTTCAAAGTAATCTGTATCATAAAGTGGTTCTATTTCTTGAAACTGTAAGTTTAATGTATATGCCACCATAGTTCCTTCCGAATCATTATATGTTGCATACTGTCCAAGTGGAGTATAATCAGTAGTAAAAGAAAGTAACGCACATGCTTTTGTTTTGCCAGAAATTTTTGGACTTATTTTCCCAATTGATGGGTGAATTTGGGATCCTTTTAAATACTGAATTGTGAATACGTGAGGTGCTTTTAAAAAGGCAGCACTGGCATCTCTTCTTACTGCCATATGCCTCTTAAAATATTTTATAATTGTTTTTATGGTAGCTGCTTCAGTTTTATCCCTTGCACTCATCTTAAAAGTCATTTGGAACTGTCTTAACTGTGGACCTTGAAATAACAACTCAAGGTTGGGGTTTAATATTTTTGCTGCTGTTCTTGCTAATATATCAGGTCTTCCGACAGCAGCTCCAGCAGCAAGTTCTCTCATTTCAGCTTGTTGCTGCTGAAGAAAGTTTGCTGCTTGTGTTTGAGATTCTTGTGCAACTACGGTAGGTTCTTTTCCTTCTGCTATTAATTGTCTAGCTTTATCTAATCCAGCCTGCTCTGCTGGATTTAATGTTCCCTCACCCCATTTAACAACATTTGTATCTGTTATTGGTCCTTGAACTGCAATATAGATTGAAGCATCTTTAATAAGAAATTCAGATTTTTTTCCTGGTATAATTTCGACCGCAGTAAATCTTACTTTATCTTGAGCATCAGTCATATTGACTGGATACTGGAATCTTTTTCCAGCCGCAGTAGTTTGGGATTGTTGGGTTACTGTTGGTTCTACTTTTCTCGCATCTTGCTCCAAATTAGTGGGATCTATTCCACTATTAGATTGAGATTTGAATGAATTTGAATTATTAGCTGCAGTTTTCTGTGCGTCTGAACCATTGGATGAGATTAATCTATATGTCAATCCATTTGCAGTTGATTGTAATGTTGTTTTATTTGATCCTATTTGCTGATCTAAAGCATTATTTTTTGTGGTCCAGGATGTATCATTTAAATTTCTTTCGTATATTACATTACTAGTTCCCTTTTGAACTATTTGCTGCTTTCCGTCTAAGGTTGTTATAAGTTCCGTCTGAACATTTTGAGATCCTATTACTCCGATTCTATAAGATGATCCTTCTTGTTTCCAACCTATTGGAAGAGCCATTTTTTAGTTTATTGCAGTATTTATATTTATAGTCCCAAATCGTCTTCCGTTATTACCTTAAAATGAATTAATCTGCTTTCACAAAAATCTTGTGCTGCCTTCCATTTTGCTTTATTTTTTTCGTAAGTTAATACTTCATTAATGTATGTTTTATTTCTTTTTCCTGTAGTTTTTTGTGGCTTTACCGTCTGCCTTTTTGGTTTAACTTCTATAATGTATCTACTTATTTTTCCATCAGATTCTTCAATTTTCATATAGAAATCTGGGAAATATCTACGAACTCTTTCTGTAGTTGGGTCATAATAAGGTATAAAAAATTCCTCACTTCCCCACTCAAGTATATTTTCTTTTCTATCACAATACTTCATGAATTTCAATTCCCATGAAGATCTGTATATAATATTATTTACATCGCCCTTGTATTTTTCTGGATTCCTTGGGTGAAATTTTCCTTGATGATATTTACCTTCTCTTTCTCGCATACATATTATATAAGTCTTTAATCGTATTTATAGATGCCTTTACGAGCACCTAAACCAGATGTTGCAAGGACAGATGTAACTTATTGGAAAGGTATATTTGCAAAACCTTCCTTAACATCGTTTTATCAATGTTGGTTTTATCCTACAGAAAAATCTAAATCGTGGATAAAAGAAAGAGGATTAGATTTTAAGAGCCTTGAAGAAAACATATCATTTCTCTGTTCAGAAGCTTCTCTTCCTGGGTCCCAACTTGCTACTAATGAAATTCTTTCGGACTATACTGGAGTTACAGAAAGACATCCATATAGGAGGCAATTTGATGAAAGAATGGACTTTACATTTTATGTTGATCATTATGGAGCTAGAGGAGCTGGTGGTTCGGGAAATAGTCATAACATAATTTGGTTTTTTGAAAATTGGATACAACATGTAGTAGATGAGTCGATTATTCCAGTTGGAGACAGACCATCAAGTGAAGATGGAAATTATTTTTATAGAGTTGCTTTTCCAACAGACTATCAAACTGATATTTTTATTAATAAGTTTGAACGAGATTTTACTGGAACTTATTTGTCATATAGATTTCATAAAGCCTATCCAATTTCCATAGCATCGATGCCAGTTTCTTATGATTCTTCTCAAATTTTAAAATGTACGGTTTCTTTTTCATTCACAAGATATACTGTCAATAGATACGTTTATAATATTGCCAGTCAGGTCAGAGATAATCCATTACTTAATAATCTCCCAGCAACTCTTAATCCATTGAGAAGAAGAGTTGATGAGAATATTGTTGACACGACTAGAGCCGTTATTGACAGTGTTGCAGGATTCCTTAGATACTGATATATATAATAAACACATTGCCTGAATTGGTTTAACTAATTATGCCATTACCTAAAATTTCTACACCATCATACGAATTATCTTTACCTTCTTCTGGTCAAAAAGTTTCATATAGACCATTTTTGGTTAGAGAAGAAAAGCTTTTAGTTCTTGCTTTAGAATCTGAAGATAATAAAGAAATTACTACAGCAGTGAAGCAAGTAATTAAAAATTGTATTGAATCTCCAAAAAGTATAAAAGTTGAATCTTTACCGACATTTGACATTGAATATTTGTTTTTAAATATTAGAGGAAAGTCTGTAGGAGAAGTCGTTGAAGTTAATATTATCTGTCCAGACGATAATGTGACGCAAGTTCCTATTGAAATTCCCATCAATCAAATTGAAGTTGAAAAAAACGAAAAGCATACTACAAAAATCAAAGTAGATGATTCTATTACTATGGAAATGAAGTATCCATCCTTGGATCAATTTATTAAAACAAATTTTGATTTTTCTCAAGACAATAATGTGGAGCAATCTTTTGAATTGATTGCCTCATGCATCGATAAAATTTACACTGAAGAAGAGGTTTGGGATTCTGCAGATGTCACTAAAAAAGAACTTGTAGACTTCCTGGATCAAATGAATTCTGTTCAATTTAAGCAAATTGAAACATTCTTTGAAACTATGCCCAAATTGACTCATAAGGTAAAAATAACAAATCCAAACACAAAAGTTAAGAGTGAAGTCATTCTGGAGGGACTTTCTGCTTTTTTCGCGTAGGCATGTCTCATATGGATTTGGAAAATTATTATAGATTAAATTTTGCCTTAATCCAATTCCATAAATATTCTTTGACTGAAATAGAAAATATGATGCCTTGGGAAAGAGACATCTATGTTATGATGTTAGAAGAGCATCTTGAAGAAGAAGAATTAAAACGCAAGACAGCAAACAAAAATGGATTCTAAAAGCCCAGCAACTCAAGTAATAGATCAATATCTTATTGACTTGCTGGGTCTTCAAGATGAATACGAACTTAATTGGGAAGATTATTTTCGATCATTAAGAGAAGCATCTATTGCTGCTCGCATGAGTGATACAAAATATACTTCAGATCAATCTAAATTAATTACGGATGAATTAAAAAGAGTAAAATCTGAAGATAAGTCTACAGTATTTACAACTGGTGTAAAGAAAAAGAAAGTAAATAAAACAAAAGTAAACGCATCAAAAGTAACTTCAATAAGTACTTTTGTTCAAAAGCAAAGAAAAAGCCCTGCTGCAAATATAAAGCCAGCACAAAATTTACTTCCACCTTCTTTTGAACAGAAAGAACCCCCTCAAAATTTATTACCACAATCAAAAAAAGAAAATATTTCTGCTCCTACTGAAAAAAGGGGAGAAAGGATTTCTTTAATAAAATTGTTACAAAGTATTGATAAGACTTTAGGATCAATATTAAAAACTCTTCAAGATGGATTTAAATTTGATCAAAAAAGTTCTGAAGAAGATAGAAAAGGTAGAGAGAGAGGAAGAAGATCAGAAAGTGAAAAACGATTAGAAGGTGGACTTGGTAAAGGTTTAAAGACAATTATAGGTGCAGCTTCTAAAGCATTATCTCCACTCCAGGATATATTTGACAGAATTAAAAACTTTATAGTATGGGTTTTGCTTGGAAAAGCATTTAATATGTTTATTAAATGGTTTAGTGATCCTGCAAACCAAAAAACTTTTAACACAATTGTAAAATTTCTTTCAGATCATTGGCTTCTTTTAGTTGGTTCCTATCTGGCATTCGGAACTTCAATAGGAAGATTAGTTACTGGTCTTATTGGTAAATTAGCTGGATTTACTATTAAAATGGGCATAGTTATTGCCCAAAAACTCCTTCCATTAATAGGAAAAATGGGAGGTAAAGGTAAACTTGCTTTACTTGCTGCGGGTGGATTGGCTGTTGCTGGTGCAGCTCGTGCCTTAGGTGGAAATAAAAACACTGAAGTAGATACTCCAAGCAAGGAAGAAACTGCTCCAATACCAAAACCAGAAACACCCTCTACAAGTGGATATGCTAAAGGTGGATTAATTGGTTCTGAAAAATCTTCTCCTTCTGAGAAAAAAGTTAAAGAATTTGGACTTCCTATTCCACTTGAACTTTTACTTGGAGGACCAGCATATCTTCCATTCCTTGCAGCTAAAAAAGGTTTAGAAAATTTTGATGGCATTAAAGAAGCTGGGTTAAGTGCTACTAAAAAAGCATCTAAATTTAATCCAATATCTTTGTTAGCAAATCAATTCGGTGCGTTTGGGAAAGATAAAAATCAAAAATCTTCAGTACCTAAATTTGAATCTGGTGGAGTTGTAGGAGAAAGAAATAAAAAATCTTTCCCATTATTAGAAGCTTTAAAATATACACCACTTGGATTAGCATTTCAATCGGGAAAATTTGGTGCAGAAAATTTAGGAAAGGCAGTATCTGGCGGTGCTGGATTAGTAGGTAAGGGTTTAGAACTTGGAGGAAAGGCATCTAAAAAAGCACTTGAATTTAGTCCTTTGGGATTACTGCTAAAAGCAGGAAAATTTGGTGCCGAAAATTTGGGCAAAGGTTTAGAACTTGGAGGAAAGGCATCTAAAAAAGCACTTGAATTTAGTCCTTTAGGATTAGCATTTAAAGCAGGAAAATTTGGTGCAGAAAATTTAGGGAAGGCAGTATCTAGTGCTGCTGGATTGGCAGGTAAAGCATTTTCGGGATTTGGGAAAGTTGCTTCTGGAGCTGGAGATTTAGTAAAAAGTGGAATAAAAAATACTGTAAAATTATCCACTTTACCATTAACAGTTGGACTATCTGGATTAAAAGGCGCATCGGATATAGTAAAAGGTGGTATTCTTAAAAATCCAAAAATACAATCAGAATTAGATAAACTTTCAAAACAAGCAAAAGCAACTGGATTAAATCAAGATCCTAAATTTATTGCTTTAGGTGGAATTGGAGGACTTGCATCAATCATTGCAGAAAAGTCTGGTCCATTAATTTCACAGCAAGTAAAAAATCAAAATTCCCAGACAAAAACAGGAGGATTTGCTTCTGGTGGCGTGATTGGAACAGACTTGACAAATGGAATTCCAATTACTGGCGCTGGAAAAGATAATACTCTCATAAAAGCAAAAACTGGTGATGCAGTTCTTACTGAAAAAGATCAGAGTGTATTATCAAAAGTAATAAGTGGTGGTGGAATTGGTGCATTTGGTGGACCACTTGGTTCAATGATGGGTGGAGGAATGGGTCTTCTCGGAAATAAGAATAGAGAAGATACTACAATTGCTGTAAGAAAAGGAGAAGCAATTTTAACTCCAGAACATCAAACTTCTATATTTCAAAAATTTGGAGTCAATATTCCAGAATGGTTATCGGGAAGAAAACCAAATAAAGTTGATTCTGATAAAATAAAAACCAAAACTGGGGTTGGATTTTCCAATGGAGGAATTGTTGGTGGATATGCTTCTGGTGGTATAGTTGGTGGAACTTCGGTATTAGATCTTGGAAAAAAAATGTCTGGTGATCCAGATCATAAATTTGATCCAACATTAGCACAGTCAATCCCTCTTCTTTATAGAATGCTTCAAAGTGGAAGATTTAAGGAGAAGGGTTGGGGAGATAAAAAATTCATGGATCAATTGACCGCAAGGTTACTTGTGGAATCTAAGAATTTTAGTAGAGCTAAAGAAATGTACAATTCGGATCCAAGAGATCCGAAAGGAAAGGAAGGTTATCATTATTTTTCTGGTTATTCTGGAATGATTGGAAATAAAAATGCAGATGATGCATATAATTTCCGTGGAAGAGGAGCAATACAATTAACTGGAAGAGATAATTATCAGGGATTTAATAAATGGTTAGCAAGAAATGGTCATAAGGGAGTTGATGTAATTAAAAATCCAGATCTTTTATCTAAAGATCCAAAAGTTCAAGCATTATCCACACTATATTATCTTGAAGATAGAGAGAAAACATTTGGTGTTAATTTTGCCGATATGGCAAAAAAGGGTGATAGCAAATCATTTACTTACAATATAAATGGTGGATATAATCATCTTGCCGAAACTCAAGATAATCTACGAAGAATTCAAGGATTATCTGGTGGTGTAAACTATGGCAAAGGTTTTGCACCAGCAGCACCAAAACCTGCAGCACCAGCACCAAGAAATCCAATAATGAACATTGCTTCCAGGGCAATGTCATCTATTGGAAATTTCTTTGCTCCTCCAGCATCTGCAGCACCAAAACCTGCAGCACCAAAACCTGCAGCACCAAAACCAAAAAGATGGGCAATAGATCCTAGAGGGTGGGTTGGCAAGCAAGGTGGTGGAATCGTTAAAAAGCAAGGTGGTGGCATCGTTAAGAAGCAAGGTGGTGGATTGTCTTCTGGAAAAACAAAAAATATAATGGAAATATTGAGAGAACTTTATGGAATGAGATCTGATTCCTTAGAAAGGCAGGGAAGAACGAATGATGCTTATGGACTGAGAGCATCTAAATTAGAAAATTCAAATAAAAACTTCAACGATAAAATTCTAGATTTTTATAATAAATTTATTTTTAATAGAAATAAATCTTTCAACGCAAACAAACCTGTTGCTAAAAATGTTCCAAAGAATAGAGGTCCATTTGGTGCAGATTTGGGATTGAAAATAAATCCAATAAAAACAAATTATAATTTTAAACCAAGTCAAAATAAGAACCTTGTAAGTACGGCATTTAATCCAAATGTAAAATTAAATGTTCAGCAACCTAAGAAGCAATCTATATCTGATAGTTTAAGGGAACTTCGTGAAATGAGAGCAAGGTCACTTGATAGACAAGGTGACACATTGGGTGCATTGGGAGTAAGAGCATCTAATTATAATTTGCCAAAAATTGATACAAGTAAGTTAAAAGTAGATCCTAAAAAGGCTTATGGAAGTAATTTAAATCTTTCAACTCCCACACCTTCAGCACCACCTCCTCCATCAATAGATTCTGCAACAAACTTGCCGATTAAAACAACTACTGATGCCCCACCTCCACCGATTCAACAGAAAGCTGGTGGTGGAATAATTAAAAAAATTACGTCAGGGATTGGTGGGTTTTTTCAACAAAATAGAAAGAGAGACATTGCTAGAAAAGCTATTAAAAAAACTACTAGCAAATCTTCAGGTATAAAATCTGGAGTTTCTACTATTACTGGAAAAAAATCTCCATCAGAAAATCAAAAGAAAGGATTTTGGGGAAATGTTTCCGATACAATATCTGGAATAAATTCTGGAGTAAAAACAACAAAAGAATCACTTGAAAAAGGAAAATATTTAAAATCTGCAGCAAATTTTTTTGGAGGAATCCCTAAACGAGTTTCAAATATTGGATCTGGAATAGCAAAAAATCCAAAAATGATGAAAATTGGTGGGGCATTTGGCAAGTTTGGTGGAAGAATGGTTCCTGGTTTAGGCGTTGCTGCAAGTGCTGCTGATGCTGCGGCAAGAGCAGAGAGGGGTGATAAATTTGGTGCTGCCTTAGCTGGATTTGGTGCTGCATCTGGAGCAACAACACTTGCAACATCTGGTGCGTCATTGACTGGAGTTGGTGCTGCAATTCCTGCAATTGCTGAAGCAGCATCTATGGTATCTGATGTAGCATTATTAGGAAAAGATATCTGGGACATTTCTACAGCAAAAGATCCAGTAAATAAGAAAAAAGATTCTGATGAAAAAAATAAAAAGCAAACGAGTAGATTATACAAAGATACTCTTACATCTAAGGCTGCTAGAATGCAAGGGGGTGGATTAGTTAATTTTGGTGGAGGTAGAGTTAATATTGCAAATCCCGAAAAATATTATCAGAATCAATTAGAGTCTATGCTTGGTTCTCAATTTGGAGTTAATTTAAGTACACCACAATCAAGACCAGATAGCATTCAACCATTCCAGCAATTTGGATCTGGACTTGGATCCTTAGGTGAAAGGGCAAGAAATATATTTTCACCACTTACTAATTTATTTGGAGGGAGAAGAAATCAAGCATTCCCACAACCACAATCTGCTCCAATAGCACCTACATTACCACAAATGCCACAGGTTGTTCCTTCTCCCCCAAAGTCAATTCAACCTTCTCCATCAACTTTGTTAGCACCTGTTAAAAAATCCTTGATGCAACAGCAGGCAGATGAACTTCGTGCCATGAGAGCAAATTCTTTAGAAAGACAGGGGAGAAGTGCAGATGCTTATGGATTGAAAGCATTTGGAAGTGGAAAGGATTTTTCATCATTTTTTGCGAGGGGAATGATAATGGAAAATACTGGTATGAATATGCCAGGAGGAACTGCAGACAGACAACTAACTGCTTTACAACCTGGAGAATATGTAGTTCCTAAAGATACTGTCGATAGAGTTGGTAAAGGTTTCCTAGATAGTATAGTTGGATCAACAGATTCAAATTCTGCTGCATCTAAAATTGGCGTAAAACCAAATAATGTTGGGAATAAAATAAAACCATATACATCTAATGGTGGTGGATTACCATCAATGATTAAATTGCCACCCATCACCGAAAACCTACCCACTCAATCAGTACCAGGAGGAGCAGTCCAAGGGCAACAAGAAGTTGCATTTAATTCAATTTGTACAAACAAAAGTGCTGCAATTGAAAGAAAACGAATTATGGATACTTTAGGATTCATTAATCACATTTAGCAGAGGAATTAAAGAAAAATGGCTGCAGGAGCTTTAGTAAAAATAACTGGCACAGCAATAAAATCTTCCAAGTTTTTGGGAAAAAACACAGTTAAAAATACTGGCGCAATTACTACAGCTCAAAAAACAAAAAAAATTCCGACCGAAAATTCTTCTAAATTGACAAAGAGAAATATTTCTCAGGGGTTTGATTTTGCTAGTGGAGTTTATGATGCTTTTAAAAAGAAAGAAGAAGCACCCCAAAAAACTTCTTCCAGTAATGATATTTTAAAAATTGTACAATCGATCGAAAAAAAAGTAATTAAAATTGATTTATTATTGAAAAATAAATTAGAATTTTTCAAAAAAAATCAATCCAAAAAAAGAACGGATGCTGAAAGGGAAAGATTTAAATCGCAAGAAGAAAAATTAGAATCCCCCAAAAAGTTTGATGTAAAAGAAAATCTCTCTAAATCTTTACCAAAAACTTCACTTTTTGATATAGTAAAGAGATTTATTTTCTTCACTACATTGGGTTGGTTATATGATAAAATTATTCCATTAGTTCCCGCACTTATAAAAACTTTTGGCAAGATTATGCAAGTAGCATATTTTGCCATGGAAGTCTTTGGCGGACTGGCAAATATTTTAACTAAATTTGTAGCTGGTGGAATAAGGTTAGTTAATGGTTTAACAAAAACATTAGCAGTAATATCGGGAGCAAGAACTGATAAAGAAATTCAAGACTTTGAGAAGAAATTTAATAGGATGATTGATCTTACCATATTGGCAGCAATGCTTGCTGGTGATATGGGATTTGATATTTTTGATTTTCTTAAAAAAGGCAACAAAGGAAAAGGAGGTGCTCAAGCAGCGAGAGGGGCAAAGGGTGTTCTTAAGGGAGGAGTCGGTAGATCAATAAAAAGAATAGCAATAAAACTAGGAGGAAAGGGAGGAGGAAAAGTTGCTCAAAGGTTAACAAAAGGCGTTTCATCTTTTGCAAATAAAGCAACTGGAGGAATTTTTGCCAGGGGTGGTGGAAGAGCACTTACGAGACTTGCGATAAAGGTAGGTGGAAAAGGTGGTGGGCAATTTGTAAAGGGAGCTGGAAAGTTTTTAGGTAAAGCTGCTGGACCAATTGCTGCTGTAGCAATGGCAGCATGGGATTTTACCAGCAGAAAAGCATCTGGACAAAGTAATTTACAAGCTGGAGTTGGAACTGCTGCTGGAGTTGGTGGAGCACTTGCTGGTGCCAAAGGTGGGGCAGTCGTTGGAGCAGCAATAGGAAGTATTATTCCAGGTCTTGGAACTGTTTTAGGTGGTATAATAGGCGGGGCAATAGGTGCTGGTGCAGGTGCATGGGCAGCAAGTGGTATTGCAGATAAAGCTACTGGGGCAAATAAAGCAGTTCCAAAGGAACCAACAATTCCAAATGCTGGATACAGTCTTGGTGGAATAATTAGAAAGTATGAGAACGGTGGAGTTATAAGACCGACAAGACAAAAACCACAAGAAACACAAGTAGGAAAAGATGTTGGTGGTTATAATGAAATATCAAAACTTTTCCCAGATCCAACTGGAGCAGGGAAAGGTACTGGGGGAGGAAGTACTGAAGGTATTAAATCAAACAATCAAATGGTTTGGTGGAATCCTTTTACTTGGGGAAGTAAAGAACAACCTCAACAAACACAAGAATCTGAGCCAACTATAGATGGACCATCTGGTGGTGCTTTAAAATCATTAAAAGATACTTCATCTACTTTCAAAAAAATTCCATTTGTAGGTGAATTGATGGGCATCTCAGTTGATATTGCGATGGGACAAAAACCAGACAAATCTTTTTATTCAAGAATTTCTAAAGGACTTGTTTTTCTAGCTCAAAAATTATCAACTACAAAATCTTTGAATCTTGTTTCAGATGTGGGTGGAGAAGTTCAGAGATTGGCAACAGGTGGAATTGCAGAAACTGTAAATCAAGATTTTACAAACATAAGATTTACTGAAAAGTCTGTAGAGGAAGTTTCAGATACTTTGTCAGTTATAATGGAAAAGGGTGCAAATGATGCATTAACTGATATTAGAAAAGAAATTTTAAGATCAAAAATTTCTATTTCTAAAAAAAGTGTTGATGACTCTAGAGGTGGAAGTAGTGGTGGAGGAAGTGATCCAAATTTTGGTGGAGGTGCTGAAGTAACACCTGGAGATGATTCTGGTGGTAATTACGATGATACTCCCCATGGACAACCTGGAGGAGCTCCTGTAAAAACAACATCTGGATTTAATGGCGGCAAAGGAAATAAAAGTAGAAAAATATTTTTACATTGGACCGCAGGATCGTATTCTACTCCATTTAGTAATTATCACACTACATTTTTGGGGGATGGTCGTGCTGTTAGATACACACCTTATGGTGAAGATAAGGGAACGCATACTGGAGGAGGAAATACAAATTCGGTAGGTCTTTCTATTGCTGCAATGGGTGGAGAAGGGACGGGCCCAAATAATTTTGGAAAGTACCCCCCAACATCTGCCCAAGTAAGTGCTATGGCACTTGAAGCAGCAAGATTAGCAGTTGCTTGGGGATGGGACGAATCTACAATTGATTCTAATGTAAGAACTCATGGAGAATGGGAAAGATTTGGAACTAGTACTGGAATTCTTTCTGGAAAACCACAGAGATGGGATTTAGATAAACTTCAACAATCTGACCAAAACAATAGTGGAGGAAATAAACTCCGCAAGATGATAAAAGGATACTTTAAACAATTAAAGAAAGGATCATCCACAGATTCTTCTACTGGAACTACTAAAGTAACCTCAAGCGGTGCTACTTTACGAGAGATGTCTTTAGCATCGGCGACAGAAGTTGTTGGTGATATTAAATCTGGAGCTGGAGCTGGATCTAGAGGTGTTGAAGTATCTGGTGGTGGAGCAGATTTTTGGGCTCTTGCTGCTATTGCTTCTCTTGAAAATGGAAATCCTCAAGGACAAGCAGATGTTGCTCAGTCAATTTATAACAGATTATTATCAAAATTAAATTTTGGGCAATCTTCTAATACTATTAAAGGACATATTATAGCACCAAAACAGTATTCACCTGTTCATGAAAGTAACCCAGCATTATGGGCAGCAATTGTTGATAAAGAAAGTGCTATAAAAGCCGTAGAGTCTCATAAAAATGGTAAAGGAAGAGGTAAAAAAATAGTAGAAGAAGCATCTAAAAATATAAAGAATCCAGGATTGCAGCAATCTGCAAAAGAATTTATTGGTGGAAGAACAGATTTTTGGGCAACAAGTATTGGTATGCCCTCTTCTGGACATAGTTTTATAGTAAGACATGGACACAGATTTGGTTATTTTGCTGGACCAGCTGCGATAGCATACGGAAGAAAAAATCCACCAGTTGCTGAGGTTCCATCTCTTGGAGTAAATGTAACTATAAAACCAGGAAAACCCCAAAAACCCGAATCCAACGCTGATGCAGGTGATAAATCAAATAAACCTTCTGGACCTAAAACATTTCCACTTCCTAAGGGAAGGGTAGGAACTGATTCTGGGCAAGTATGGGGAGCACCAAGATCTTATGGACCACATGCTGGAGTTGATGTTGTTGAAAATCCACCTTATGGTGATCCTAAAATACCAGTAGTTGCATATAGATCTGGAAAAGTAATTAATTCTACCCCAGATTATCCATATCAAAGGTCTGGATATACATCAAACTTATCGATTGATCATGGAGGTGGATTAAAAGTAACATACTTGCACATGACACCTGGATTAAAACCAGGAGATACAGTCCAATCGGGTCAAAAACTTGGTAAGTTGATACCACTGGGATCCGCTCCTGATTTTATGCAAACTCATTTGCATTTCCAAGCATATCAAGATAACAAATTAATAAATCCAACTAATATTTTAAAATCTGCATTCCATGGTAGTTTTGTTTCCAAGGAAGGAACTTATCAACTTCATGAAGGTGAGTTTGTCGTAGATAAAGATAGTGTTAATCTTTTGGGAATTGATTTTTTTAAATCCCTTAACTCAATTGAAAATAAAATTTCTCTAAATAAAATCGCTCCAGATTTAATCTCAAGGATACAAGAAACAACAAGAGGAGGAGCATATTTAAGTCAGCATTATCCAGATGAAAAACATGCAGAAGAAATTGATTCTTCCAATCCAAGTTCATCAAAAGAAACATCGTCAAATCTTGAGTTAGCTATCAAAAATGAAGAATCAAAGGCAGAAAAAGAAGATGAGAAGGAAGATGAAAAAGAAGATGATAAGAAGCAAAGAGTAAAAGTAATCCCAGCAAGTCACCCCCAAACGGGAAGAGGATTTGCAATCAAAGGAGTTACTGATGGTAATGGAAGACCTTTAATTCTTTCTAAGGGTGGAATAAAAGCATTTGGTGAAATGATGCAGGACTCAAAAGGTGCTGTAAAGGGATCTGACGTTGCAAGTGGAAAAAGAAGTGTTGCTCATAATAGGAAAGTTGGTGGAGTTCCAAATTCAAATCATCTTGGAGGGAACGCTTTAGATATTCATGGAACATCAGAACCATGGATGAGAAGACATGGAAAGACATATGGTTGGATAGTTAATGATTACCCAGGATCTCATGGAGGTCACTTTGATTATAAAGGTGATGATAAAGATTCTGGGGGAGATACTTTAGCAACAATGTCTTCAGACTCTACAATTGATTCTGTAACTGATTACAGTACGTCTCCTTCTCGGGGAGGCGGAAGTGGTGGTGGAGGGGGAGGTGGTGCCCCTTCTGGTGGTGGAGGGGGAGGTGGTGCCCCTCCTGGGAATGATCCAGTAGACATTGAAGCAGAGCCAACTGAGACATTGATACCTGGAAAACCATCAAAATCAAAACCAGGATCAAAAGGTGAAGAAGATTTAACTTTAGATATACTTGGAAGTTATGAAGGTCTTAGACTTGAAGCATATCCAGATGCAATTTATGGATGGGGGGTTCCGACAATTGGATTTGGTGCTACAAAAATAAATGGAAGACCAGTAAAGGCAGGGGATAAAATTACAAAAGAGCAAGCATATGCATTGAAAAAACATGATATGGAAAGGCATAAAGATAGAGTTGTTCAACAATTGGGCAAAGAATCTTTAGATAAACTTCCAGCACATGTTAGAATTCCTCTTATGTCAATAGCATTTAATTATGGAAGCCTTCCATCTGGTGTTTCTGAAAGAGTTAAATCTGGATTGGCTAAAGGAGATTACACTGAACTCGCTGATTATATTGAAAATAGATTGGGACGCCATGATAAGGGAATTAATCAATGGAGAAGAAGTGACGAAGCAAAAATTATAAGAACTGGAAAAAGTGGCAGGTTGCAAGGATTTGATGCAAGTCCAAATGCAATAGCAAAACTTGAAAGAGATGAAAAATCAAAGGATGGAGAAAGACCCACAGAAGCTGGTGGAGATCCTGGTGACATTGAAAAGGATCAGCAGATTGCAGGATCAACAAAGGATAAAAGATATGGAAGATTAGGAGTTCCAAATACCGATGGTCAAGATACTGGTGCTGACCTTGAATTGTTTGGAAGAAGAGGTGAAATTGGAAAAAGCTTTGGCGATAATGATAAGAGTGGGCCATATGGAAATAGAGGTGTAGAAATTTCTTTCCCATATGAATTGGTCTACTTAGATAAAATTCCAGGAGGAAGAAATGCTGGAAGGAAATCTATAGATGTTGATGGCACTCAAAGAAGAGTTTATAAAGGTGCAGAAGGTTCTGCTGGATTTGGAAATGTTGGATCTTATTTTTATAAGGACCCAAGAACTGGAAAAATGTTTGAAGTTATGATGGGACATGGAAATAAACCATTTAAGAAATTTAAAAATGGTGAAAAAATCCCAGCAGGAACAGTTGTTGGATGGCAGGGTGCTTCTGGATCTAGTGACAGTATGCAGGGTGGTGTCTATGATCACGTATCTTTCCATGTTAATGCAGTTGATGGTGGTGATCCTGGTCCAATTTTTGACAAGTTTGTTAATTCTTTATTAGGTGGTGAAGGTGCAAGAATAACTGCAAGAAGAAGGGAAGAGAAAAAAGCACAAGCAGAAATTGCAAAGAAAAAAGCAAAAGAAGAAAAGAAAAGTCCTATTGCTAAAGCACAAAAGGCAGGAGGAAATCTTGTTTCTAGCATTGCTTCATCGGTTTCATCTTTCTTCGGATTTGGAAATAAATCCAAAAAACCATCTGCAGCAAAACCATCGGGCAAACCAAAAATTGTAAAGGCGCAGGGTGGTGGTCAAATAGGATCATCTAATATTAAAGAAAAGCAAATAAATAAATTTGCAGACTATGAAAATCCATTTGAATCTGGAACAGTATATTATCAAGAAAAGATTAAATATATTACAGTCCCACAGCAGAATACTTCTAGAGGGCAAATGAAAGTATCATCAGGAGCAAAACCTGAACAAACAGACAACTCTTATAATTTAAGAAGACAGTAAAATGGGAGTAAATGCAGCTGCTCAGGGTGGAGAATGTCAAATAGATGTATTTGATATAACTTCAAATTATTCTGGAAAAAGTGTAGACATTAGAGAAGGAGTAATTTCCTTAGCAATATATGAAAGTTTGCTTGATAGCACAGTTAGAGTTAATGTAGCATATATTGATACTGGTTATGGTGGGGGGAAGGCATTAAGTGAATCTGGATTCAATAACAGTGTTGGGGAAAAAACTGAACTTGTAGTAAGGCAATTTTTAGATGGTAAAATTATAAAATTAATTTTTAAAGGTGACTATCAATTAAGAACTTCTAATAATTCTAGAGAAGCCATGAATGGTGGAAGTACAACTATGACTTCTGTTAATACATGGTTTTATTCAAAAGAATCTATGGATAATCATTTAATTGATAAAAGAGTTGTAAAAAAATATGAACGAAAAATATCTGATAATGTATTTACGATTCTGAAAGATGTATTAGGAACAAAAAAATCAATATACACAGATGCGTCAAAAAATGATTTTAATTTTTTAGGTGGGAATGAAAAGCCATTTCATAAAGTAACTTGGTTATGTAAAAGAACTGTCCCTGAAGGAATTGGAGGGCAAGGAATATTGGCGGGATATTTATTTTATGAAATTGCTAATGATAATGTTCGTAATGCTGGAGGATATTATTTTAAATCCGTAGACATATTATTTTCTCAGGCTCCAGTGAAGAAATTTATTTTATCAAATACGAATGAAATTCCTAATGGATATGATGCAAAAATTATCAATCACGTAGAGAAAACAAGTATAGATTTAGATGATCATTTAGTTTCTGGATCTTTATTTAAACGTAATTTAGAAACTTTTGAACCTTTTAAGAACAAATATTCAAAGGATGATTTCGATTACAAGGCACAAAATCTTATAGTTAATAATGGTGGTAAAGAATTTTGGAAAATTGCAACTGATATAAATTTCCAAAATAATGTTACAAGATATTCTAGTAAAATGTTTGATACTGGAACTTTGCCAACGGGAAGGACTTGGGGGGAACAGAAAAAAGAATCCAAAGAAATTAATTTCGACATGGATGAAATATTGAGGCAGTCAACAAATAGATATAATCAATTAGGAACGATAAGATTAGATATAACTATAGCAATAGATTTGACTTTACATGTGGGAGATATGATTTTTTGCGATTTCCCAGAAATTGGGGATTCAAAAACACAAAGGCCAAGTAAGAATAAAAGTGGACTATATATGATAATGGATCTTTGTCATAGAATTACAGATAAGGGATCGTGGACGGGTTTGCATTTAGTTAGAGATACAATTTACAGAAAATAGTAACTAAGGAGGAATCTTATGGAAAGCATAGAAAAGCACATTGAAGTAGACAAAGATATTCTTGATAATCCCACGACTTCACCTCAAACTCGCAGGCATATTGAAGGTGAATTGGAGCAATTAGAGATGTATCATGAAAGACATCCAGAAGATCATCACGATCCATCATCTCTTGAATTATATTGTGATTCAAATCCAGATGCTTTAGAGTGTAGAATTTACGAAGATTAATCTTTATGTCAGGACAAGGAACTTTATTTAATTCCGATTCAAGTGGAGTGAATTTGACTTACATGTGGTTTGGTCAAATAGTTGACGAATCTACATGGGTTGAGAATCTTGCTAGAGAAGATGGAAAACATAGCCTTAGATCTAGAGATGATTTTCAAGGTTATGGATATAGGTATAAAGTAAGAATTTTTGGTAGAGATTTGGAGGATAAAGAAAAAGGAACTCCAGATGAAGAGCTTTATATGGCAGAAGTCTCACTTCCAGTAACTGCTGGAAGTGGTCATGGGGGGTCTGTCCAAACTCCAAATTTAAGACAAGGAAATTATGTATTTGGTTTTTACAAAGATGGTGTAGAAGCAACAGAGCCCATTATATTTGGATTGCTGCCAAATCATGCACAGACAAGACTTTTTGGTGGAGATCCAGATAAAGGATTTTTCTCAAGAACTGGATTTGTTGGAAGAAATGGATCCGATGATGTTGCCACTAAAAATTTATTAGGAGAAGGTCCAGACGCGGGAGTTCCTTTTAGTGAATCTGCTGGAGGAAATTATGTATTGGATGTTAGAGATATTGACATTTTAAAAGAACAACGAACTCATTATCTTCCAAAAACATATGCATGTGATGCAAAATCGGGAGGTGCTCTTTCTGCAATTCAAAAAGTTATAAAGGATGTTCAGGCACTTATTAATAAGATAAAAGCAGCTGCAGATACTTTTGCTGGAGCAGTTTCTGATGTAATAAATGGCATCAATTCACTTATCGAAGATGTCGCATTATTAGTAACTGATCTCATGAAAGGCATTATTGATAAAATGAGAGGATTTGCAGAAAATATTCTCAATAAAACTTTAATTTTAATCCAAGCAAATCTTCCCCCAAACTTAACACCAGCAGCTAATGAAGGTGCTCAAGTAGTTGTTGATATCTTAGCATGTGTTTTTAATAAGATAATTAAAGGTCTTTTGGGTGCAGTATTTAAACTCTTAAATGGTCTTCTTGGCAAGGCCATGGATACCGCACAATGTTTAATTGAGTCATTTATGGGAAGTTTATTGGGCGGAATATTGGGCCCAATAGCAAATGCTCTTTCTCAAATAGGTGATGTTTTGGGATCTATTTTGGGGGGCCTTAGTGGAATAATGAGTGGAATATTTAATGCACTGAGTTCGATTTTGGGAATCATTGCATTTTTGACTTGTGATGAAGATGCTGATTGTAGTGCTGGAGATGGTTGGAGTTTTTGGTATGGTGATTCATCTAGTAATATTAGCATACCAAATCTAAGTAACATAATACAATTAAACGCATTTAGTGGTGGAGTAACTGGTGGTGTATCAGCATGTCTTGCAAACTCCAAAAAACCAAAGAAAGCAAAACCACCAAAAGTTAAGTTTATAGGTGGTGGTGGAATTGGTGCGATTGGAAATCCAATTATTAGCCCACAGGGAGAAATATTGGGAGTAGATATTATTGATGGGGGAACAGGATATACATCATCACCAACTGTAGTATTAAGTGATGATGGTCCTGGAAGTGGAACCGTTTTATATGCAAGATTAGAGAATGATAATACGTTTTTTGGAGGAACTGGTGGAGAAACTAGTAGAAATCCAGATTCTGCAAATACACAAACAGAACCTACTGTAAGGGATGTTCCTTTAAAGATAAATTCAAAATCAACCCTGCCAACTTTTACAGTAAATCCAATTTCACCTCCATCTGGAGCAACTCCTTTAGGGACTGGAGAACCTTTAACATATTCAAATGTCCCAGTAAATGTTGGGGGAAATGGCGGAACTCCTATTACCGTTGGGGGATCTGGGGGAAATCCATTAACATATAATCAAAGACCTGTGACTGATGGAGGAACTGGGTTTTCATTATTTGTAGGTGGTGATGGAACTCCAGTCATTACAAATGCTGGACCTTTAGTTCTCGGTGGAACTGGAGGAACACCAGTTAATGTTGGAGGTAATGGAGGATCTCAACTTCAAGGACTGACAAACAATCAAAATATAATAGCAAGTGTAGATATACCATTATTTGAAGGCGTAGAAAATATTGTTATTTTGCAAGGTCCATATACTGGAGAATTTAATGGAAGAGGCACATATGAAAATGGATCTTTCAAAGGCAATGGAACATTAAATGGAAAAACTAATTTGGGTCAAGATTTTAGTTTAGGTGGATCCTTTAGTGGATTCGATACTTTATTAGTTGGTTCTGGTCAAGGTTCTTTCAAAGGAACTGGTCAGGTTATAAACAGTAGATTTGTTGGTGAGGGAATATTTACTGCCGACGTAAAAAATATCTCAAATTTGTTAAATAATTCTCCAAATTCTGAAGATCAATTTGGAAAAAATATTACTACATTGCCAAATGGAACTAAAATTGAATCTAATCCAGATGGAACTGGGTCAATAACAACACCAAATGGAAATATAACAGCAGTATCATTTGTAAAAATTGGAGCCACCTCTGGATCTCCAGTCACTGTAAATGGGGTTCCCGTCATTTTAAATGGAGAACTCGCCACAGTCGGTGGAAATGGCGGAACTATACTTAGAGTAGATTTACAATGCACTGGCAATTTAGCAACTTCTGGGGGATATCCTGTACAAGTTGCTGGAATAAATGTCTGTAGTGGAAATTCTGGAATACCTTTAGTCGCAGGAGCAAATTCTTTAAATTCTCCTGCAGTCGCAAATGGAGTCCCATTAAATTCTAATGCGGGCGTAATAAGATCAGCAGAAGATTTGGGATCATCTGCTGGTGGAGTAAGTGTTCCAGGAACTTTTTCTGGTCCAGATGGTTCTCCGATCCAGGAAGTTGTTGTTATAGATCCTGGAGTTGGTTATTTGCCAGCACCAGATGGATCCATTTATGCCGATGGGGTTAAGTTTTCAAATCCAGAAGATACAATAATATTCGATGAAAATAGTGGATATAGTGTTTATCCACCAAATACTACAATTCCTGTTCTTGTTGGAAATGTGGCATATTTACCAACAGGAACACTTGCTGGAGTATATGATAATGAAGGCAATGAACTTCAATCATTAACTGGATTTGGACAAGAAACGGGGATAACAATCCAAAACAATGGACTGATAACTACACCAAATACAAATATAGTTGATTTAAGTAATCAAATCACTAATCCATCTTCTAGTGATGGATCTTATCCTGTCGTTTTGATATTAAATGATGTTTTAATAGCAAATCCTGGAATTAATTATTCAGCAAATGATAAAATTGAATTGCAACCAAATTCTGGTTCTATATTAGAACCGAAATATGATAAGTTTGGAAGACTTGAATCGGTAAATATTGTAAATCCAGGAATAGGATTTACAAGTGTACCTAAAATCTTTATTAGATCCAATACTGGAATTAATGCAGTTATTAAGCCAATATTTGGAGTTAAGAGAATTGGTAATGATCTAAATGAATTAACTGACGAAAGAATTGGAACAGATCCCAATGTGTCTTTGATCCAAATTATAGATTGTGTAGGAAAAATTTCTAGGAGACCTTAATGACAAAAAAAATTAATGAGCAAAAGAAAACATCTCAAAGTGGAGCTAAAACAAATCAGAATCATTTAGTATATGGAAATAAAAATGGTCAAATAGAATTTGGACATCTCCATTTGGCAAGTGGAAGTAAAGTTGATGCTGACGTAACTTCTGGGGTGATGCTTCAAGCACATGACTCTAGGCATTATATGACAATGGATAATGACGGGGCAAGGCCAGGATGGACATCAAATCGTTCTCCTGGTCCATATCAAATTTGGTGTGCTTCAGATCATGCTGGAAAAATTGGTGCAAGTGCTGTAGGTGGGGATTGGCCTGGAGTTGGATTTTTCTTACTGGCAGAAAATGGAGATATAATTATTCGTGCTCCTAAGGGCAGAATTCGTATGTCTGCAATGGACATAGATATAAGAGCAGAAGGACCAGATCTGACAAGAGGAACAATAAATCTTGATTCAAATGAATCGGTAAATATTAAAACTGGAAACTTTGATGTTAAGGCTCAAAAGGGAATAACAATATTTTGCCCCAAATCTATTAATATAGCATCAAATACTTCATTAAATTTTATTGGAAATTTCGTATCTGGATTAACAGCTGGATGTCAATTTAAACCTGATAAATTGAATCCAGTTACAACTTTAACAATGTTACTTAAGCAAAATTATTTTGGTTAATTTATGGCATACGCAGTAGACGATATTACAGCATCCCATCAATTGAATGTGGGAGCTGGATATCCCCCAGCTTTATTGTTGGGACCAGCAAGAATTAGAGGTTCTAGTTTTATTGAGGGTCCGTCTGTATTTGGAAATCCTTTTATTTGGCCAAATGTTTGGGCAACTGTAATGATTGGTCCAAATACAAATTTAGATTCTCCACCTACTTTTGCCCCAGGTGCTTTATGTTGGGGTGGACCAGCATTGAATAATCCATATTCTTTAGCAACTATTGGAAATTCTGGTTTTTTTGGCAACGTTGATGTAGCTGGAAATGTTTGTGCTGGATTTAATATAGTAGCACAGGGAGAAGTTGTTTCTAGGTGCGGTGCTCACATTCTATCGTTGAAAAAGAATTTTGATATTAAACATCCAACAAAAAATGGATGGAGATTGAGACATACTTGCCCAGAAGGTCCAAGTAATGATGTTTATATTAGAGGAAAAGTTGCAAGTAAAGATTACATTGAATTACCAGAATATTGGAGGGGGTTAGTTGATCACACAACAATCACTGTAAATTTGACTCCAATCGGTGCCCATCAAGATGTAATCGTAAAAAGAATCGATGAGAATAAAGTGTATCTTCAATCAAAAGGAGGTATGCCAATCAATTGCTTCTATCACATTTATGGTGAAAGAAAAGATGGTGATAAATTAATCCCCGAATATAAAGGATTTAATCCCCAAGATTATCCAGGAGACAATACAGAATATTCTATTGTTGGATGGAATTACGACCAACGTGAAGATCAAACAACTAATCTTAAGAGGGCATAATTATGGCTGGAACAAATATGACTCCAAGAACGGTTGCAAAACCGAACTGCAGACCAAAACAAATATGGGCAATACCATATGGAAGTTTTATAAGACCTCTACTTCCATATACGGGGGATGACAATAGAAGTTTTGATGTTTTCAATGGGTGCCAATTATATTATCATGATAGAGTTTTCGTTAATGATTTGAGATGGACTGATGGATGTGGTGGGACATTATCATCAAGATCTTGCGTTTGGAATGCTAAAAAAAGTTTTGATATTCCCCATCCAACAAGAGATGGGCATAGATTAAGGCATGTATGTTTAGAAGGTCCAGATGCTGATGTTTATATTAAAGGAAAATTGGCAGAAGGAAATGTTATTAAACTTCCCGACTATTGGCCAAAATTAGTTAATTTAGATACTATAAATGTTACTTTAACACCGATTGGTGTATATCAAGAATTATTTGTTGAAGCAGTCCAATGGGGAACAAGAGTAATTGTTAAAAATAATTTGGGCGGACCAATAAATTGTTACTATCAAATTATGGCAGAACGAATTGATGTTGAGAAAAATATTTCAGAATATGAGGGGTTGACGCCAATGGCATATCCAGGAGATAATAGTGGTAGTACTATTAATGAAGGTCTGATATTTGATGGAGAATACAATTCATGAGGTATGTCCTCTAATTGTTTATCAAGGTACAATTAGAACACACAAAGAATTTAAAGAAAAATATCTTGATGAACTTCGTGATTATTGGTTTAATGGATATGTACATGAAAGTCCAGAATGCTCTGGTAAAATTTTTGCACATTTGAATGAAAACTATTCCGATTTTTTTTCCGAATTGAAAAGGAATGTTGATGGTTATTTTGATACACTCTCAGTTGATCATTCAAAATTATCTTACCATGTAGTCAAAACTTGGGTAGGTTATCATGGAGATAATGAAACTCCATCAGTATCCCCACATACGCATAACGAATCGAATTTAAGTTTTGTTTATTATCTCAAAACAGATCCAACTTCAGATAAATTTTGCGTTTCTGTTCAGGGAGATAATAAAAATGAATGCATACGTGGACTTTTTGAAACTGCAGAAAAGCATAATTTAATTAAGCAATATAATAGATACAATTGTAGTGTCTATACGATTACTCCTGTTGAAGGAACTGTTGTAATTTTTCCAAGCAATATTGGACACTTCACTCAACAATATATTGATAGAGCAGATGAACGAATTGTTGTTGCTGGAGATATTAGAATAACTTTATCTGAAGATTCTTTCTATCATCATCAAGGATCTACTCACCCGTCTCAGTGGCTTTCATTATAAAATCAAGTTCTTCCTGAGTAATTTGCCCATGTTCAAACCATCCCAATGGATTGTCCATTTGAGTCATAAATTGCATCTCTCTTAATTGGGTTGACCATTCGGTATCTTTATATCTCCATTCTATTTCGGGATCCATGCAAATATTATCCAAACCAATATATTTTTTGACATAATCCATTAGGGTCATTTCTCTTACCGAAATATCAGTCAACCCCTTTGAATGCATTTCTTGTAACTTTTCGTAAGTTGCAAGATATTTTTGCATATATTTTGAATTTCCATATGCGAAATCTGGATATAATCCTTCATTTATTGTACATGGACCTGGATCTACGCATAAATCTGGTATTACTAAGTTTTCGTTTCTATACAATTTTATATTTCTAACATATACATCTGGCCTAGCTCTAATAATAATATCATAATCTTCCAAATTTATTAATTCAAGGGAGAGATATACTGTATGCCAACTTAAAATATTTCTTTCTGCCCACTCTCTAGGAATTCTTTCAATGGAAATGGTGTTAAACTTAAAATCTAACTGATAATTATCATCTCTAAAAATATATTTTTTTGGTTTATAATATTCCAAGATTTTTGCTATATTAAAATATTCCAAATCATCCTTTCGATCATCAATAATATGACCTTCTTCAGTGTCATATTCTCTTATACTATCCAAATTATGATTAAATGATGAGATATATACATCGGGATTGTATCTATCAAGTATTTCCTGTTTAATAGTTGGGAAAAAATCTTCCCAGTCTCTCATATGTCCAGTAAGGATCAACGCAACTTTCATGGGGCTTGACGACGGGCAAGGGGTGTAGTACAATATGTAGGTACTCAACTGACGGACCCCCCTCAATGCAAGTGGATAGAGAAGTCAGCAATGATCTTGTCGCAATGCAAGAAGACGTAGCAGCACACTTCACACAGGAAAATTTCCCTCTAAGTGGTGAAGCATACTGGACTATGGTAGAATGCATTGCACATGCAAAGCTGAAACAAATTCAAGGTTTTATTGACTGAATGAATTACAAAGAACTTAAAGAAATCCCAACAAAGACAACTCCAGAAAATGTAAGAGAAGCAAACGAAGCATTATTCAATTGCAAAATGACTCTTCCTGCTGCAGCAAAACATTGCGGTATGACTCAAAAAGAAATGAAATTAACTTTCTTTGAATACTTGAAGTATAATCCTCCCACTTACTCAAGTTGAATTTAAATACTCGGTTTCCGAGTATTCTTGCTCCTTTAGCTATCTGGTGAAAGCACCCGACTCATAATCGGTATCAGGTGGGTTCGATCCCCTCAAGGAGCACCAGCCCCTGTGGTGAAACGGTAAACACAGTTGACTCAAAATCAACCGCCTACGGGTTTGTCAGTTCAAATCTGACTAGGGGCACTTGACAATCAAAGCAAGACCTGCTATGATTGTCATATACGAGAAATGCTTCTGTCGCCTATAGGTTAAGGCCCTCTGCTTATAACGGAGTGAACGGGGTTCAAGTCCCTGCAGAAGCACCTCGGGACGGTGGTGGAATCGGTAGACACACCAGACTTAAAATCTGTCGGGCATTGCCTGTGGGGGTTCAAGTCCCCCTCGTCCTACTATAAATACTTAAAATAAGATCCAAGAATCTTATGATATACCGAGTAAGTACTTGTTTTTGCTGGTATGATCCACAAGAACCTGGATCAAAAAAATACGTTGTTAAAATGTATTTTATTGAAAACTATCCTTATACATTCGATGATATTCCAGAAATCTCTCTTTGGGATCCAACTTTAGAGATGGAAGCTAATAAATATAAAGTATTCACACCACATGATCTTTATATGTCTTCTTCATATTTAATAGCAGAAGAAGCACACCCATGTTTATTTCCAATTGAAGTTGATTACCCAGACCTCGTTCCAAAAGATTGAGGACTTGACAAAAAACCACAAGTGTCTTATAGTATACAAGTAACTGAGAAATCGGTTGCAATCTCCTAAGACAAAGGGGGAGTACAAAAGGTCCAGTTTATACGGACGCCCCCAATTGCCTCTTTAGCTCAGTGGTAGAGCAACGGTTTTGTAAACCGTTGGTCATCGGTTCAAATCCGATAGGGGGCTCCACGGGATGTAGCTCAGTTTGGTAGAGCACTCGCTTTGGGAGCGAGAAGTCGCAGGTTCAAATCCTGTCATCCCGACTTATAAAATCTATCATCAAATGAAAATTAATCTCTGGCACTGTAAAGATATGAACTTGTGGAGATGGTCTCTTGTTGATGATAGAAGACCAATCTGTAAACAAGAAACTGGGCAAAGAGAAGATCTTAGATTAGCAATGCAAGACATTGCTGACACCGTAGAGTATTTAATAAAATAAAAAATAAATTTCTATTTTGTTTTCGACTAAATAATCAGTAACGAAAACAAGTACGTTAATAAAATGGGTCTCTCTAGATTAAGCAATTTTCTGAAGAATGTAAAGGGAAATATCATTTATGTAGATCCAAATAGTTTAGACTCTACAGATAGTGTAGAAAATCAGGGCAATTCTTTAACTAGACCCTTTAAAACTATCCAAAGGGCACTTCTTGAGGCAGCTAGATTTTCTTATCAAAGAGGAAAGAAAAACGATAGATTTTTAAAAACTACAATCTTGTTATATCCAGGAGATCATTATATTGATAACAGGCCAGGATATATACCAACTGGATCAAGTTTATTTTCTACCAGAAGTGGATTGGTAAATATCAATGCAAGTTTAGAGTTAGATTTTGAAAGTAATTTTGATATTTTAGATTCAGTAAATGATCTCTATAAATTTAACAGTGTTTATGGTGGAGTTATTGTACCAAGAGGTACATCTATTGTGGGATTAGATCTTAGAAAAACTAAAATTCGTCCCCTATATGTTCCAAATCCAGAAAATAATGAGATTGAAAGAACTGCTCTTTTCAGAGTAACTGGTGGTTGTTATTTTTGGCAGTTTACTGTTTTAGATGGAGATCCTAATGGATTAATTTTTTCGGATTATACTGGAAATCAAACTGTACCAAACTTCTCTCACCACAAATTAACAGTATTTGAATATGCGGATGGAATAAATTCGGTTAAAATTGAAGATGACTTTTTAACATATTCTACAGATCGAACTGATCTACAAATGTATTATGAAAAAATTGGATTAGGATATGGCGCAGGTAGAACAATATCCCCAGACTATCCATCAGATGTTGATATTGAACCAGTTGTTGATGAATTCCGAGTGGTTGGTTCTAGAGGATCTGAAGTAGGAATAAGTCAAATAAGATCTGGAAATGGAATAGTAGGAACAACTGAAATTACTGTTACTTTAGATAGAGAAGTAAATGAATTAAGTGTAGATACTGCTATACAAATTAGTGGAGTTACTGAGCCTGGTTATAATGGACAATATGCTGTTTCTGAAGTTGTAGATAATCAAACATTTAAATATATTGTTGCAACAGTACCAGAGCAAATAAACCCCAATGCATCAAATGCAAGAGTAAGTATTACTGTAGATACTGTAAGTTCAGCATCTCCATATATTTTTAACTGTTCTCTTAGATCAGTATATGGAATGTGTGGATTACATGCCGATGGAAAAAATGCCACAGGATTCCAAAGCATGGTTGTTGCACAGTTCACTGGAATTGGACTTCAAAAAGATGATAGAGCTTTCGTAAGATATGATAAAGCACAGGGAATTTATATTTCAAATGAACCAAATGGACATACAAATTCCTTATCTAGATTTAAACCTTCATATGAAAACTATCACATTAAAGCATCTAATAATGCTTTCTTACAGTTAGTTTCTGTATTTGCTATTGGTTTTGCAAATCATTTCTTAGCAGAATCTGGTGGTGATCATTCAATTACAAACTCAAACTCCAACTTTGGAGCCAAATCTTTAGTCTCAAACGGATTTAGAGATTCATCTTTCATAAGAGATGATTGCGGTTATATTACTCATATTGTAGCACCAAAAGAAATAGATTCTGAAGAGCAAACTCTTGAGTATGTTCCTATAGACGTTCAATTAACTCGTACAATCAACAACGCATCTAGATTGTATATTTACAATGAGAATGATATCAATAGCCCACCAGATTATATTTTAAATGGATATAGATTTGGTGCTTCAAAAAATGAAAAATTATACCTTCAAATAAATGATCCTTCATCTGGTCTGGGTATTTTCACCGCAGACGTTGTTATGGGTGATACTCAAAGTACTACTGCCAATCCAGATCTTTTCAATATTGTTGCAGAAAAAACATACAGAGTAGGACAAAGCAATGTTGGCATCAATTCTATCGTAAATAATACAATAGAATTTATTTCTGAACATTCATTTAGACCAGGAGAATCTGTTACATTAGTGCCAAAGAGTGGATCACTTCCAGATGGCATTTCCCCTGGAAAAACTTATTATGTAATTAATGACTCATTAAGAACTATCAAATTATCATCAAATCAACAAGATGCTATTAATGGTGCTGAGCAAGTAGTCTTTAATAATAAAGGTGGAATAATAGATGTTATTAGTAGAGTTACAGACAAAAAACCAAATGATCCTGGAAGTCCATTAAAATTTGACTCATCTGCTGTTGTATCTTTAGGAGGAAAAACAGCTGGGTGGTATATTTTATGTAATCCATTGACTAACACAGTCTTTACTAAATATCAGTCCTTATATCCATCTGGACCATTCCCAGAAGTAGTTTCTTCCAGAACTTTTATAAAAAGAACTCCAGATAAAAGGTCTAATGATGATAAAATTTATAAATTTAGATATGTTCTTCCAAAAGACAGTACATTTACTTCTAGACCTCCTTTGGATGGATATATTTTACAAGATTCATCATCAACAAATGCATCAGATGTTGTAGAATTATCAAAATATTTTCCACAAGCATCGGTAACTTTGACAAACCCCACTGAATTAAGAAATCTTAGATATATTTCAAATGCAGTTTGGGTATCTAACACTGTTACAGTCACGACCGAACTCCCCCACAACTTAAACGAAGGTTCTCAAGTTTCAATTTATAATATTATTACCGACAACAATCCTGAAGGAGAATTTAATAAAGGATATAATGGAACATTTGAAGTAATTGATGTAAGTAGTTCTAGAGAATTTTCTTATCTTTTGCCAGTTAATCCTGGGTTATTTGATAACAATATTAATACAAGAGATCCAGAATCTTTACCAAGATATGTAAATAGAAAATTAAAAAATACATATCAAATTTTTAGAAGTGAAGAAATACAACCTTATGAAAAAGACAGGCAAGATGGAATTTATCATATAACCTTAACAAATTCTTCCAATTCACCTTCAGTATCTCCATTTACTGAGTTATCATTCTCTCAACCAATTCAAAATCTTTACCCACAATTAAATAGAGATAATCCAAATTCAGACCCAACTGAATCTTTCTGTTATGCATTGCCAGATCCTATCGGACAAGTTTCAATAAATGATCCCCAGAATAGCATAACAAAAGAAACACTTTATAAAAATCTACAAGACCTTAAATTTGGGTTTGACATTTTCGATATCGGTTCTTCCTCTGGAACTTCACACACAATTTATACATCAAGAGAGCATAATTTAAATTCTATTCTAGAAGTATCAATTACCAATTCTGGACAAAATTATGTTCCTGGAACATATTATAATATTTCTTTAGTTGGATTCGCTGGTTCAACTACGGGAACAAAGGCAACAGCAATTGTTAATATTAATGCAAGTGGGGTTGTAAATTCTGTTACTATATTAGATGGCGGAAGTGCATACGGAATAGGAAACACATTATCTGCTGTAGGATTATCTACAGGTGCATCATGGACAAATTCAAATTCAGCATTGTTTACGGTATCAAATATTAATAATTCGCAAGGAATTGTAATTAATGTTTCGTCAGTAAAATCAGTATCAAAAACTTATGATCAATATAATGGTAATTATATTGTTACTTCTGTTAAAACTGGATTCCCCAAACAAATTGAAGTGGAATCCCAAAAAACTTTAACTCAAGTTTTACCTTCAATTGGAGATGCATCTGATAATGCCATTGGAAATATTTCTGGAACTGCGTTAAATGTAAATTCGATCTCTTATGATCGAATTAGTGGTGTAGGAACTGTTGGTTTTACTACAACACATCCATTTAAATCTGGATCAACAATATCACTTTATGGAGCTACTAATAGTTTTTATAATGATAAAAACTTTGTTGTAACTAGAGTTAATAGTCAATTAAGTGTAAGAATTAATGTAGGAAAATCAAATTCTTCACAATCGACTAGTGGAACTATTAAAGCAATTCCAGTAAATTATGCTGCAAGTGGAGGGGATATTAATTTAAGAGATGAATACTCATCTGGAAGATTGAAGTATATTTATGATAAATTTACTGGATATGTAGGTACTCAACTTAATAACACTTCCAGTGACTCCACTCCTCTTGTTTTATATAACTCAACTTTAATTAGTGAATTAAAACTTGGCGATTATTTATTGGTTAACAATGAGATAATGAGAATATCTCAAAGAGTTACAAGTAATAGTATTAGTGTTATTAGAGCTTTACTTGGAACTAAAAGAGAAACTCATCAAAGGAATTCTACAGTTCAAAAAATTAAAGTATTCCCAATCGAGTTTAGAAGAAATTCAATTATTCGTGCATCTGGACATACTTTTGAATATCTTGGATTTGGTCCAGGTAATTATTCAACTGCATTGCCCGAAAGACAAGATAGAGTATTAAGTCCTCAAGAAGTAATATTGTCCCAATCCACCAAAATTGATGGAGGAACTATCTTATATTCAGCAATGAATAGTGATGGAGATTTTTATAATAATAACAGAAAATTAACAAGTACTGGAAAGGATCAGATTTTTGAGTCTCCTATCCCAACAGTAACTGGAGAAGAACCTCTAGAATTAACTTCTGAAGGTGGATATAATATAACTACACCAGAAGAAATTGTTGTAAACAGATCTATTAAAGTTAATGGAGGAAAAGAATCAAATCTTATTTCCGAATTTAATGGTCCAACAATATTTAATGAGAAGATAACTTCCACTTCAGAGAATGGATTAGAATTGAGAAAACTGAATATTAGAGGTGATTTGGATATTTCCAGAGAAATTGGAATATCGACAACAAGACCAACAACTGCAGCAAACGTTGGAGATAGAGTTTTAAATGCACTTCCTCAGATTGGAGGTAATGTTGGGTGGGTATATGCCACAGATCCTACAGATAATCAAATAAAATGGCAAGAATATGGATGGATAAATGACAGTTTGTATGGCGTTGATGTAACATCCTCTGCATTAGTTGATGCTGAATTAACCAGAATTCTTAGATTTGAATCTGGCAATAATGTAAACATTACGCAGCAATATAATGAATCAACGGGAATAACAACAGTTACATTTGCATTAACTCAAGGAGCTGCCAACAAAGTAGGTATTGTTACTGGAAACGATTTTGGTGAATATTTTCCAACTCTCACTCCATCTGGCGCTCCAGCATTTGCAACTAAAGAGGTTATTAACTTTGTTGGTTCATCTTTAGGATTTGGTGTTAAAGTTATTTCGGAATATGGACAGGACCTAAACTCTGTTGGTATTGCAACCATTAAATTCCAATCACCCGTTTTCCCAATTAATTTTGGTACTGGCACAGAACTTCCTGGAACAGCTCCAAATCAGGGACTTGGGGATCCAATTTTTGCAGTTAGAAGTAATGGAACAAGAATAATCTATGACCAAAAATTAACTTCAAGTGCTACAAACTATGCCGTAGGAAGAAATAATAATGTTTTATGGTGGAGTGTTCCTCAAAATGTCAATAGTTTCGGATATATATGGTATGCAGGAATAAACAGAGTTGCAGATTTAATAGTAGGTTCTGCAACTACAACATTTAATGTATACGGTGGAATTGTAGCAAGAGATGTTGTCGAATCTACAAGATTTAGATCTACTGTTAATGATGGATCAACACCACCCTTTACAGTTTCTAGTAGTGTTTTAGTTTCTAATTTAAATGCTTCAAGAGTTCAGGGAGAACAACCTGAAGATTTAAATACTAATGCGTCTATTCCATCCAGAATTACAAATGCATCTAATCAGGTATATATTGCTGGAATTTCTACTGGATTACTAGATGGTCCTGGCGATGGAACTGGAACAGGAAGACCAGGATCTTTCTACACAAATATACCCGCAAGATTGGGGTATAATCCTTTCAATAAGGCAGGAGATCAGGTAACTGGCATTTCCACATTCTTCCAAATCTCCGATGTTGTTAATACAACATCCAGCACAGTTTCAAACGTAATATCAGTTTCATTTGCTAATGGACCAATATTCAGAGTGGATGGAACGATAGGTTCTGTTGATACCCTAAATATAACATCAGTTCCAACTACTCCAAATAGAACATACAACTATACTGTCGTTCTTAATGTAAGTGGGACTAGCAATTTGATAACAAAACTTCAAATAAATTCGACCATCATTCCAGCATCAAACTTGAGATGGCTGAACGGAAATATACCTCCTACTTCAGTAAGTGTTTCAGATTCTTATATTATAGGATTTACTTTCTTCTGTGATGCTTCTGGATCATTTACATCAAGTTCTTCTTATGTTTTGGGAGTATACGGTCAGTATTCTACATCATAATAAAAGTAAAATATATATTATAAAAGAAATAATAAAATGGCCTTTTACGGTTCTTCTGTTGCCAATTTATCACCTATTTTATTCAGAGGAAATTTATTTTCTGAAGGAGTAAACATAGTATTTTTTACTGATGTTTCCTATTCAATGAATTTGGATTCCTCTGGAGTTAGTAATTATACTAGTCCCAGAACTAGTCCAGGTGGAAATATTTCAGTAGGATCAACTGTTTCTATGTTTTATGATGGAATATTTCCATCAACTCTTCAGAATGACTTATATACATTAAAAGTAGGAGCTCAGTTTCAATCATCACCAAATTTATATACGTATATTGATCAAACATTTAGATCAAAATCTTTTACACAATCTTTAACTCTAAACACGGAAACTACGACTTTTCCAAATCATTTTATTGTAGCCGATTCAAATTATTTCAACGAAAGAAGTTTTAAAAACCTTTGGAAAAATCAATATATTAATAGTGATGAGGGCGTTTTTAACCTTGGATCATTAAGATATAATATAGCATCAAAAGTTTCAAGTGAGTCAACAGCAACAAGATTTAGTTCGTTTGATACTATAGATAATCCAGGACAGTATAGTGAAGACGTTCACGGAAATATTTGGTCTTTTTATTATAGTGGATCCAATAATGCTTCTGTTAATAATATAACAGAAGGATCTGTAAATACTTCATATATTGGTCAATTTTTAAATACTCCAATTAGAAGAAATTTACCGACATATGTAATTGCTGCATCTAATGAACAAGAAAATACCGCTTCAAATTTAATAGGTATTGGAATATCTACTAAAAATAATGTTGGTTATACAACTGACAAATATAAATACAATTCCTCTGGATTTTATGTTAGAAGATATAGAGGATATTTTTTAGACGATCCAGATTCTCCAGATCCAGAGTCTTCTATTGAAAGTTGGTTTACTAATAAAGCTATTCCACTTCCATTAGGTAATACTACAACTGGAGAATTTGAAGACGCTCCAGGTATGAACTGGTTTATTAATGGAACTCCCAATTCAACAGCAACTGCAGCAGCTGATTTGGGAGGTCAACCCAAAATCATTTATGAAGGATATACTGGAGGAGGAACTGCTGTTCTTAATACAGATCCATCTTATGCAGGTATTGAAATTCCAAATTCTCAGATAACACCAGCAACCCAAAATTTAAGTTCTACGATTCAAAAGGGTGGATTTTGGGGACCAATTTTTGAAATTGATCGATTAAGATCTGATATATCCAATTATACTATAATGATAGTTGGATACTTTGCTCCTCAGATATCGGGATCATTCACCTTTAGAATTCAATCAACTGGAACTAGCTGTTTTTGGATTGGATCCGATGCAACAGGAATTGACGGATTTGGTCCAGATTCTAAAGTTTATAGTGGATATACAGTATCAAATTCTACAATTACTTGCCCAGATAACTCTGGCACAAGAGATAATTTACTACAGAATCCAGATAGTGATTTAAATGATGTTTTTTCGGTCACATCTGCTAATTTAAACTTTACTTCAGGAAGATATTATCCATTCAGATTAATATTAGGCAATCCCAATGTTGGAACAAATAACTTTACTCCTGACGGAAGTTTAAATTTTAGTACTTCTTTAATAAATCCAAGTTTTGTTAGATTATTATTTGACGTTAATTCTGCTTCTGGAACTGGATCTAAAGAAAATTCTTACGTTCTTAACGGATCTGGATATTTCTTTGGAGGACGGGAAGTTTGGGAAGAAGGATCTTTATTCTTTAGACCACCAATTCAAACAGTAACAAGAACGATAGAAGAAGAAGTACAATATAGAAATCTTAGAGTTATCGGAATTAGTGGATATGAATCCAATGATGGATATGATGCCGTATTTGTAAAAAAGGCAGGGCAAGAATACATATATGCAAATCTATCAAAATATTCCTATACTTTTACAACATCACAAAATCCACCTTCTACTTGGAGATTCGCAAATTATTTTAAATCAATAGAGTATTCAATAACTGATTCCACTTCTGGATTTACAAGACAAAACAATACGGTTACTGAAGATACAACTGTTGGAACTGGAGCATCTTTTAAAATTGATAAATTAAACGATAGATACATCATACAAGTGAGACCAGGATTTGCTGGAACTGATTACAGAATTGGAGATAAATTTACAATTTCTGCATCTTCTTTGGGAGAAGATAATATAGAAAATAATCTTGTAGTTGGAATTACAAGTGTGCAACCTTTAGAATATACTGTAACTGCTTTATTGAGTGATAATTTTGCAGAAAGAACGACTACAAATGCCACATTTACTGTAAGAAAAAATGAATTCAATAATAATAATTATTCCTTAACTTTACTTAATGGTGGAACAAATTATGAAAATGGGGATAAATTATTAATATCTGGAACGGAATTGGATGGAACATCGGCAAATAATATAACAATTACAGTAACTAATGTATTGTCGGGTGGTATAATAGATACTTATTCGGTATCGGGAACGCCCACAAATTACATAGACTATCAAGTACCTTTAAATGCATATTATCCAAAAACTGCAACTTTTTCATATGAACCTATTGATATAAGTTCAGTATATTATAGAAAAGGAACTAGTTTAGGAATAGGGTACACAACTGCAAGAATTACTGGTATTGCATATACAACTGGAAATATAATAGGATTAGCTCAAAGTTCATTTAATATTTCTGGAATTGCATATACTAATATCACTTCTAGCACTACGGGTATTGCATACTCTACCTCCAATATAGTTGGAATAGGATATACTATACTTTCTGTTACAGGAGCTGGATTCACCCATGGAAATGTTGCAGGAATTGCTTACACGACATCTACGATTACAAATATTGGATTTACAAGTACTAGTGTAGTAAGTATTGGATATACTGCACCAAACATTGTAAGTATTGGATATACAGCATTTGCAATTTCCTTTATTACATATCCAGATGCATATACTATAGTTGAGTATGATCCAGCAAATGATCAATGTCTTATTACTCTCAATCCTTCAGGTGCAGCATTACCTGGAAATATTGGGATTGGGGGAAAAGTTCTTGTAGCAGGAACTGGAGAACCTGCTTTAGATAATCAAAGTCTTTCTATTATTAATGTATTGAGTGATTATGAGATAGAAGTTTCTGCTCCAGGTCTTGGTGCAGGGCCAGTACAGAATCCTTTACCTGCAAAATTAATTATTACTCAATTGGATAATGGGGTTAATAATAATGTTGGACTTGGTTCTGATGCATTATTACAAACATCAGCAGATCATACTTTTATAACTGGAGATTCTATAATTATAAGAGGAACAACAGATTCAGATTGGAATTCAACTTTTACTGTAAAATCTGTAGAAAGTCCAACTCAAATTAAAATTGATAATACTGGAAGAACTGAATTATTTGCAGCAACGACTATAGGATCTGGGTCAACTGTAGGATATAACCAATCAGAATTGGAATTAGTAGTACCAGTAACATTCAGAAATGTTGGAATTACAAGTATTGCTTATAATTTAAGAGAAGTATCTCCAGATAATGTAAATCCATATTTACTTAATTCATCACAAGGTTTTAATCAATTTAATAATAACGGAGTAACTGCTAGTTATTTAGTTACAATTTTAGGGAATGGTTCAGGTTTAAATCTTGATAATTATTTACAAAATGGTGATATTGTTTATATTTTTGGTACTGGAACTGTGTTTGATTATACAAATACGGGATATGGACTTACAGTTACAAGTGTACAAGATGCTGGCATTGGTCAAGATAGATTTTCTTTTGAATTTGCAAGTCAAGGTGGAAGTGTTGCTTTTGGAAATGCGTCTGGAAGTTATTACATAGTCAACAAATTAATTCCAATTGTAGACGCACCTTCTCATGGATTTAGCAATGGACAATTAGTTTCAATAAGTGGAAATGAAAATAGTGTCTATAATAAAATTTGGCAAGTAGCACAGGCAGGAATTAATACTTTTAGACTTGCCGATTCTGTAACTGGCATTGTATCTACAGCAGCAGATTTAATTACAAATTTTGGAAATACTTTTAATCTTTCTGGCACTGCTTCTCAGTCAATTACTGAATATAAATTGTCAGTTGGAATGGCAATTACAGTATTTGGAGTCACTGGAGAATCAGCAATTTATAACGATGCATATGTAATTTCTGGAATTAAATCTTCATTTACGGAACCTTATGCATTTATTCTTAAAGAAAATCAAACGCCATCGACACTTGCTTTACAGGGTTCTTCTGGCAAAATAGGCATTCATACAATTTCTGGAATTGCTACGGTAACATCTACGTCTTCTTTTGGATCAGTAGGAAGTTTAATTTCTATAAAAATTCAAGATTCTCCATCTTCGTTCTTCAATAAAACATATACAAACGCAAGAATTCTAGATAGTACAAGAATTCTTCTCGGTTCTGATAGTTTTAGAAATCAAACTACACCAAATCCAAATGAATATGTAAGTTCTTCAAATGCAAATTCTAATACAATAGTTGGATTGGTTGGAGATTCATTGAAAGTAACTCATGGAACAATAACTCCATCTGGATATACTTTTGTCAATGGAGCATCAATTGACATTTATGGTACTACTAATTTTAATGGAACATATACTATTAATAATGTAAATGGAAATATACTTAGTTTAAATTCTACATCAAATAGCTCTACTAATTTTGCATTACGTGATACATCTGGAGGAATAGGTGTTAGAGGAATAGGTCCAGTTATATCATTTACGAATAGTTATTCTTTCCCGTCTCCGTATTTTGGACCCAATGGATCAAACATTCAAGTTAAATTGCAAGACACTGGAAAAACTGCATTAAACACGAATACGGCAAGAAATGCCAGAGTTATATCTCCAACAAGTATATTATTGACAGATAATGGACTCAATCCTGCAGACTATAGTAATCCAGGAGCTGGGGGAACAATTGGTTTAATTGGTGCAAATTATTATATTACTGTAAGTTCTGGAGCAAATTCTATTCCTGTTGGATCAACTGTTGGAATACAAAATGTTTTAGATCAAAATGGAAATGCTTTAATTGCAGACAATTTATTTACAATTCAATCAAATTTTGGAAACGATACAGGTCTCATTGCAATTCCATCAAGTTCGTCATCATCAACTTCCAGTACAAACTTTGGTCTTAGAGGAAACAGTGGTATTCTTGGATTGAGAGCAAATGCTGTTGTAACTACAAGTTCAAATCATCCTTTTATTAATGGAGATTCTGTTCAAATTGAAAATACAACTGGAAATTTAGGAATATTTAATAATACATTCACAATAACTTACGTTTCTCCAACTCAATTTATATTAAACAGTACGAATTCGACTCAATACACTGATGATTTTACGAATGCAAATGCAACGGGAGGAATTGCTGGATTGGAAAATTATCCAGCAACTGTCACATCAACAAATCATCCCTTTACAACAGATCAAAGTGTTCAAATAGAAGGAACTGCTAATTTTAATGGTTCTTATACAATTACAAAAATAGATAATGATAGATTTACTCTTAATGGTAAAACAAACCCAACTAGTTACACAGAAATATCGAATTCCACAATTGATCCAAATGGATTAATTACATTAAAAAATGCTGGACCAACAGTTACATATAATGGAACTCCAAGAGTTGTGGGAGGGACTGATGTAGACTTCAAAACTGGAGATCAAGTACGAATTCAAAATTCAACCACATTTAATGGAACTTATACTGTTAAAAGATATACTAGCACAACTTTTGGAATTACACGTACCGATCCAGTATCATTTACTGGAATTAATGAAGGTTCTGGATCAATTGCTGGATTAGTTGGATCTAGTGTAAGAATTAGAACAGGCACCGCACATGGTTTAATCGATGGGCAATCAATAAAAATTCAAAATACTTCAACAGGATTTGATAATAAACTATATACTGTTACTACAGTAGACGCAAATTTATTTAATATTAGTAATACCGTAAGTACTGCTTCTACAAACTTTACAATAACATCCACTGTTGGATTGGTTGGTTATCAAAATTATCCAGCAATAGCAACATTTTCAAATATAATTCCAAGTTCTTTTGCAGTTGGTTCTCAAATTGATATTGTAAATAATGATGGAACTGATACAGCATCTTCCCAACAATTATCTCTTCCTGGTCCATATACAATTGCTTGGAGGACTGATACTGGAGGATTAACAAGAGTAGGTCTTCAAGAAGCAATCAATCCTTCTAATTATTCTACTGTTGAGAATAATTCTGGTCTTGGTTATACTGCTGGACTTAGAAATTCTCCAGCAATAATTAGATTTAATTCTATAGAATTTTCAAATTTAACATTTGATCTTCCATTAATATTTGGGGATATTATATCAATTAATATCACTGGAACTGATAATTTTGATGGAGATTATAATGCAAAATATACTTCTTCAAATAGTTTAGAATTAATATCACCATCAACAATAAATCCAAATGATTATTCTCCAAATGGAGATGTAAATGGAGTAGTTGGATTAGCAAATTCTGATAGAATTGTTCGTGTAAATGGAGGGCATGGATTTACTGCTGCAAATGTCGGTACAACTCAGGTGGATATTATAACTGGAAATATTACTTTGCAGAGTGATTTTGGAGGAACTTACTTTATTTCAGAAATATTAGACACTGAAAATTTTGCACTTTCTGGAACACAAAATCCTTCTGGATCTATTTCTTATACAACTATAGATACTGAAGGATATTATGTCATTTTTGATAGAGGTCCAATAGTTACGTCAACATTTTCTTTCGATGGATCTTTTGTATATCAGCAACATTTATTGGATCAAGGAGATGGAGTTACAATTACTAATTCTTCACTTTCTGGATTTAATGGGAATAGGACAGTATTAAATGCACCAACTTCTACAGTATTTAGAATGAATGGCCCATATCCATCTCCAATTACATTGAATGGTAGGCCAGATTATAAGATTTCTGGAACTTTACTTTATAATCAAAGAATAGGTCTTTCAAATGGAAATAGTAATGCCGCTGCTTCTTTAATAATTCGTAGGAATGCAACTGGCATAACTTCTAGTTATACAATTCAATCAATAGTTTCCACTGGTTCAAATTATAAAACAAATGAACTTTATCTAATTCCTGGGTCAAATCTTGGTGGAACAACTGGAACTCGTAATGATGCATTAGTAAAAATTGGATCTGTTGATGTAAATGGAGGAATTCAATCCACAAACTTATCAATTTTAAGACAAACATCTAATCCCACAATCTCTGTTCCAGATTCAAGTCTCGATTATGAATCTGCAAAAACAGCTTCTATTATAACTGGAACAGGTTCTGGATCTCAATTCAGAATTGTTAGAGGGGGAATAAGAACTGCTGGGGTTACAACTTATTCTACAGTTGAGTTATTAAGTGGTGGATCTTTATATAATGTAAATGATGTTATTAGAATACCTGGAAATCTTCTTGGGGGACAATCTGGAGATGGAACTACAAATACTCTTAGAAATGATCTTTTAATTTATATAGAACAAGTAATTTCTGGTGGAAGTATTTCTGGAACTGGATTTACATTTAGAGGAATATCAAGAGATAGTGCCCCATTGGTAAACTCTGGATTATCCACAATTTATTTGGATGGAGGAATTTCTAGAAGATCTAGGCCATTTGGATTAGAAAAAGTGTGGGATAATGTTAATGATTCTGGGCCACCACCAAATCAAGGGTTGTTAAGTCAAACTCATGATATGCTTACATTGGCAGAAGCAAATAAAGGTGGCGTTGTTAAAATTGATAAAGTTTATACTTATGGAGACATTGAGAAGAAAGCAGAGATTCAAGAACTATTTTTCTATAGCACTTCTTCTATAGGACATAGAGATTTGGCAGCAACAAACTTTGAAGCATCTATATTATATGATACGGGTGGAAAGAGTGGGATTGCTACAATTATATTTGATAATGATGCATTTGATCAATCCGTATTTTCAAATATTGTGGCCAATGACAACTTATATTTTATAACCTCAAGAAGAAGTAATCCAAATTTAGGTGTTCCATATTTAGATTATAGATTAATTAATAAATCATTGAATGTTATTCGTGCTAATACTAATTCTTCTACCGATAGTGGTTTTGATTTAGTTGACGAAGGTACACAACAATTCATCCCTCCATTTGCAACTAATAATCCTGGATTTGCTTTTGGAAGTAGAATAGATCAAATAGTTATTCAAACGGATAACACAATAACTGCTTCTATTTCCGATGATCTTCCTTCTGGGTATAAAGCAATAATCATAAATGATAAATCAGTTTTGACCGTTAGATCTGATAATCATCCATTTGTAAACGGGGAAATAGTCACTATTAGATTAAATAGATTATTTAATACAACTACATACGTTGAAGAGGGAACTGGAATAGCATATACTTCTTATAGAGTAAGAAATGCCACAACTTTTTCATTCCAATTAGAGGATGTTTCCACAGGAATCGGGTTAACTCCATCAACAATTATGCCTAATGGCAAAAAATTAATTGATTATTTTGCTGAAGCATATGTTCCAAACACAAGCATTGCTTTATCTCCATGGACAACTGCAAATCGTTCAGAATTGTATGGAAATTCAAATACTTGGTCTAGGGTGGGATATCCAGTAATTTATGCTTCCGTTGATGTAGATGGAAATGCACCATCAACTGGAACTGGTGAGGGAGATATACAAAACGTAACTAGGTCACTTTTAAGTATTGAGGGGGAAGCATATAAGTTGATTCCAGGTGGAAAAGATCCAGTCGATAACAGAGTTGGATTGGCAAAATTAATTGCTAAAGTTATATCAGACGCAACTCAGCAAAAATCAAATCCATAACTATGATAAATAAATAAGAATAAAAGAAGGGTGGATAGGGAAACCCATGGCCTCAGTCAATAAAAACTTTGTTGTTAGAAATGGTCTTGAGGTAAATACCAATTTAATTTATGCTGACATTGATACTCAAAGAGTTGGAATAGGTTTAACTCAACCTTTAGCATCTTTTCATGTTTTAGGCGATGCAATAATAAATCCAAATTTAACGGTTTCGCAAACGTTATCTGCTGGAAATGTTGATTCATCTTCTGGTTTATTTGGATCTCTTTCTGCAGGATCTGCAAGTTTAACTGGCGCAACTATTGGAAACCTATCAGTATCAAATAGCGCCTTAATTTCTAATGATCTTACAGTTGGAGATACTCTTACTGTTGGAAAATATGCTGGTGATGGATCAGGACTTGTTGGTATTGTAACTCAAATTGTTGCAGGACCTGGAATTAGTATTGATGAAACGCAAGTACCTGGAAAAGGTATTGTAACAATTCAATCTTTTGCGCCAGTAGGTAAAACAGTATTTGTTACTACAAATGGTGATGATGCAAATAGTGGGCTGAGTGAAGCAGATGCGAAGGCAACTATTAAAAGTGCAGCATCTGTTGCTTTAACAAGAGATACTATTAAAGTATATCCTGGGATTTATGTTGAAGAAAATCCAATAGTTTTAAATGAACTTGTTGCTGTAGAAGGAACTGAACTAAGAAACGTTGTAATAACACCAAAATTTCCTGAAAAGGATATGTTTTATGTCAACAATGGTTGCCATATAACTGATTTAAGTTTTATAGGAAAAAACGCAAGAGATGGAGCTGCAATGGTATCTCTTGAAAAACTTTTGGGCACAAAGGAAGATCGATATTTTGATGCCGCAAGAATGCTTAGATTTAATCTAGACTTTCTTGCAAATGAATCTGTTGCTTGGCTGCATAGTGGATATAGTGGTTATGCTGGAGATCATCTTGCACAAGATGCTGCTAAAAAAATAGAAGCAAATATTGATTATATTGCTGCAGAAACTGTAGGATTTTTAACTGCTAGAAATGTAGGAACCCTTGGATATCTTGGAAGTAATGGTCAACCATTCGTTATTTCGGTCAATGGCGTTCCAACTGCCCCAGTAAATTGTGAAGATGATGTTAAAGATATATTAAAATCTTTAGTTAATGATTTAAAATCTGGAAGTAATAAAAAATCAATAGGTGCTGCTAGAACATATTTCAGTGATGCTGGTGCTCTTCTTCACATTACTGGCAATGATACTAATAACAATAGTATTTTAAAAGCTACTGTAGATGCTTTAAGTTTTGCTGCTGGAATAGCAACTCATGTCGTTAATAACATTGATTGGGCAACATCCCCAGCAGCAGTTGGATTTGGAACTACGACATTTGCAAATAGCAATGCATATGGATCTAGAGGGGTATATCAGGACTTAAGTTACGATCCACTTCCTGGAAATTGCACACTTACCATAGATGACGTTAAAACCAATATTGGTATTGTTACAAATACGTTATATCAACAATACATAAGTTCCAATGGATTAACATATCTTTCTGGGATTACTACAACTTTTGGAGTTAATCTTGATGTAGAACAAGATTGCAGAGATGATATTAAGGATGTATGGAAAAGGATAGTACATGATTTAACTAGAGGTGGAAATAGTGAGGCAATAAACGCAGGAAGTGCTTATTATGATGATGACTGGAATTTAATTCCACAAATTCTTAAAAATCCACAAGAGGTCGAGCAAACAGTAGCAACCTTAGAACATTCATTTTTAATTGCAAGATCAATTATTAATAATAACAATTTTTCATATTTAAGTTCTAGAGCAGCAGGAATTTCTACATATGGAAAACTTGTTGTTAGTAATGTTTTGTATGATAATGAATGCGGATTTGCAACGGTTTTCATTCAAGATCAAAATGGGAATGATGTTACAGTAGAAGATGCTGATATAAGACCAGGAGATCCAATTTATTTTGAGAATTTAATATTTGGTTGCGGAAGTGGTCCTGGTTTTTCAACTGCATATTTTCCATCAGAGGAAGCACAAACTGAATATGGTGGAAAATATTATGGAAATATTTTCTGCGTATTTAGACTTCCACAAGATAATGCATTTTTCTCTGCAAATCCAAACACATTTGAAGTTTTGGTAGGTCCATCCACAATTGCACATTATCATTCTGGAGATGGTAGTGCGGAAGCTGGATCTGTAGGATGGAGCACGATTACAGAATGGCCCTATTCATCTGGAACAATTGAAAGAAGATCACAATTTACTAAATCTTTTACTCAAGTAAAAGATGCTGCTATTCAAAAAGATCCTTCTCTGGGTTGTGAGGAATTTTTCCCCCAAGGAGTAAACGAATCTATTGCTGGTTGCAAAAATGTAGTTTCTACAATTAGAAATTTGGTAGGTGTTGTAACTACAATAATTGGATATGGACAAACTTCAGGAATTACTACGTCATTCCCAGGAAATAGAGGGGAAGGTATCCCATTTAGTAATGTTAAGTTTGTATCTGGTGCTACTTATGACGAGGTATTTGGTAAAGTTATAGTGACCGTACCTGGATTAAATGCAAGAAAGGGCGACAGAATAGAAATAAAGGATTTAGTATTTTCATGTTCTTCTGGAGGTCCAGTTTCCGAATCAGTATTTCCTTCAGGATTTTATGGATATAGATTTTATATTGATGATGTAAATGGGGATGACTATACATTAAATGTTGGAGTTTCTACATTACCTCATACTTATGAAAGAGATGGTTATGTAATTGATAGGACGTTTAACATAACCAGTGCTCCATATGACCATACTTCTGGAATTGTTACAATTACCGCCCCAGGAGCTTATGTTTCAAGAGAAGATATTGTAACTATTCGTGATCTTACTTATTCTTGCAGCAGTGGGGGTCCAACGATTACAGCAACTTTCCCATCAGAATCTATTCAAACTGAATTCGGCGGAAAGTTTTATGGAAATGATTTTAAAGTTGTAGATATTATTTCCGATAGATTATATAATGCCACAAATTGTCAATATACTCATACAACAGGAGTAACAACAATTACAGTAACTGATCCAAATTTTTCAGTTTCTGTTGATGATTTAATAGAAATAAGAGATTTTGAATTTACTTGTGCCAGTGGTGCTCAAACAACACCAATTTATCCATCTGGAAAATTTGGTTATGTATTTAAAGTTTATGGAGTTAATGGAAATGATCTCACAATTAATACTGGGGTAGGACCTTTCCCACACACATATGTTTCTGGCGGAACAGTTAGAAATGTAACACAAAGAAAGAGTTCAACTTTCACTTTAGATGTTGGAATTTCAACAATACCTCATACTTATATTGGAGATGGTTATATAATTCCTCCATATTCCCCAGGTGTTGGGCCAATTACACAAGGACCTTATATCAGAAATTGCACTAATTTTGTCGGTAACAGTATAGGAATGAAAGTTGATGGATTTGATGCAGAACCTGGATATGAAGATGATATTGGCGTAACTGGAACAATGAGTGTTGACTCATATACTCAATATAATCAAGGTGGCATAGGCGTTTCTATTACTAATGGCGGTTATTCTCAGTTAGTTTCTATCTTTACTATCTGTGATGATATTGCAATTTTCACTGGATCTGGTGGACAGTGTGACCTTACAAACTCTAATGCTTCTTTTGGAAATTATGGATTATATTCCAGTGGTGTTGGTGATGCAAATACAAAATCAATTTATCACATGACAGGTTTTGTTGATGAAAGGGCAGAAGTTGAACAAGATAGAGTAATTATTGCTGGGGTAGGTACATATAGACCATATGATGGACAAGCACTTTATTTTGGTGAATTGTTCAAGAGTGTTAAGAGATTAAATGTTATTGATGGTGGAAGTGGATACAGTGCTTTAGTTCCCCCAAATGTTTCTATTGAACTTCCTCCCGAAAATGCAAGAGGAATTCGTGCTGAAGGAAGTGTAAACGTAGATCCTGTAACGGGAGCAATAACTTCAATTGATGTTATTAGTGAAGGAAGTCAGTATAGAAATGTTCCTATAGTAACTATTGATCCCCCATTTGCTGGGGGAACACAAGCAATAGCTCAAGCTGAAATGGAACCTATATATTATTTTGTAGAGTCTGCCACTATTCCGTGGAATAATGGAATTACTGGAATATCAACAGTTGTTCTTACGCAGAATCTAAATAATACAATAGAAGAAGATACTACTGTATATTTTTCTAGACTAAGTTTGCAAATTGCAACAACAATTTCTTTTGAATGGGTTGGAGCAGGAACAGACATTAATAAAGCAAAACCTGCACTTGGGGGTGTGACAATTGCCGAAAATGAAGTTGTGAAATTGAATGGAGGACAAGTTGTATTTACAAGTACAAATCAAGCAGGTAACTTTAGAATTGGAACTGATTTGACCATTAATCAGTTAACTGGAACAATTAGTGGAAGGGCATTCAGTCAAAGTCTATTGCAAACAGTAACACCACTCATCATCGCATTAGGTAAGTAAAAATGGCAGCAATTGCACTTAATAAATTTAGAACAATTAGAACAAGAGTTACAACAAATAATGTTGGAATTTATACTTGTCCTATTGGTGTTGCTAGTATTATTATTAATTGGCAAATTACCAATGTTTCTACGGGAAATTCTGTTGGAATATCAAGTATAACTGCTTTACATGCAAGGGATCCAGATCCAGTGACTGGAGTTGTCAGCTTTAAATTATCAAATGGAGTAATTATTCCTCCAAATGATGGATATAATATTGTTGGTGATGGAAGACTTGCTTTGGAAACTGGTGATGTTCTTTTCATTTCCGCATCGGAAAATTGGAAACTTGAGTCCGTTTTAAGTGTATTAGAAACTGCAAAACAGTAAGATAAATGACAAGAAATAGATACAACACAGGAAGATCTCTCAGAAGAGATGCAACTGGAATTACCAGTGATAGATATAGTTACATTGGATTAGATCAGGTTGAACCTCATCTTGGTGATCCTTCGGTTGGTATCGCATCTACTGGTAATAATCCGCCAGGATTGGGACTTCCAAGATCAACTTATGTTTTAGCAGCTAGACCTGGAGATCCGAGAAGATATTGGATCGATCCATTTGATTTGGATACTGACGGCATTCAAGGTCTGCAGGGAACTCAGGGTTCTCAAGGTATGCAAGGCAATCAAGGCACCCAAGGTATGCAGGGTCTACAGGGTGCCTTGAGTAATTTCCAAGGAACCCAAGGGAGACAGGGAACTCAAGGTCTTCAGGGAAATCAAGGGAGACAAGGAACTCAAGGACTGCAAGGAGCACTTAGCAATTTCCAAGGAACTCAGGGAACAGCAAGTGGACAAGGTACTCAAGGTCTTCAAGGTCTTCAGGGAAATCAAGGAGTTCAAGGACCACAAGGAACTCAAGGATTCCAAGGGACAATAGGATCTCAGGGATACCAAGGTGTTCAAGGAATTGCAAATCAAGGTATTAGAGGAGATCAAGGTGTTCAAGGAGCTTTAAGTAATTTCCAAGGAACCCAAGGTGTTAATGGTCAACAAGGATTGCAAGGATTGCAAGGATTGTCCAACCAAGGTTTTCAGGGAATATCTGGACAAGCAGTATTTAAAGGAGATCAAGGTGTTCAAGGTCTTCAAGGTGTTCAGGGTCCATTAAGTAATTTCCAAGGAACACAAGGAAGGCAAGGTCTTCAAGGTGTTCAAGGAGTTCAAGGTCTTCAGGGAAGGCAAGGTATTCAGGGTAATCAAGGTTTTCAAGGTGCCCAAGGATTTCCTGGAAGTGCTCAAGGAAATCAAGGAACACAGGGCGTTCAGGGACAAATTGGAAACTTCCAAGGAACTCAAGGTAGACAAGGTGCTCAAGGAGTTCAAGGAGTTCAAGGTCTTCAGGGAAGGCAAGGTGGTCAAGGAGTTCAAGGAATTCAAGGCAGTCAAGGTTTTTCAGGAACTTCTCAAGGTGTTCAAGGAACACAAGGATCCCAAGGCGTTCAAGGTCCACTAAGTAATTTCCAAGGTGTCCAAGGTCTTCAAGGTCTTTCTGGATCTTTACAAGGTCTTCAAGGAGAACAAGGCGTTCAAGGACTGCAAGGACTGCAAGGAAATCAAGGCGTTTCTGGTCAAAGTTTTAATCAAGGTCTCCAAGGAAGGCAAGGTCTTCAAGGAGTTCAAGGTCAAATTGGAAACTTCCAAGGAACTCAAGGTGTTCAAGGAAGACAAGGAACACAAGGAACTATAGGAAATCAGGGATTCCAAGGAAGACAAGGAATACAAGGAACACAAGGTTTTCAAGGTGTTCAGGGGAATCAAGGTGTTCAGGGAAATCAAGGTATTCAAGGAAGAATTGGAACTTCTATTATTATTATTGGAACAGCCGCAAATATTTCCTCACAGTCTCCAGATCCATCCACTTACTTAACAGCTACTTTTCCAGGTGCTCAACCAGGAAATGGTGTTGTTGATAGTGTTACCAATGAAGTCTGGGTATTGCAAGCCAATGGAACAACATGGGTTAATGTTGGAGATATTTCTATACAAGGTCTTCAAGGTCTTCAAGGTCCTCAAGGTGCTCAAGGATTCCAAGGAACACAAGGTAGACAAGGTGTTCAAGGTGTTCAAGGCATTCAAGGACTTCAAGGAAGACAAGGAAATCAAGGTGTTCAAGGTCTTCAAGGAATTCAAGGTCTTGCGGCAGCAAAACAATTGGGTGGTAAATTCTTATATGATACTGTACAGACAATAGCAGATCCTACTGGAAATGGATATTTTAGACTTAGCACTGCCTGGACTGGAGCTTTTACTCAGTTTGCAATAGACGAAACTGATTTTGAAGGAAATTCAATTGTATCGATACTGGATGCCGTTGAGGCTGTAAATAATCCACAAAAAGCTATCTTTACGTTTACAAAAATTGGAGACTCTAATACTTTTGCTTCATTCTTTGTTACCAATAGAATTACTGATGGAGCAGCATTCAGAAGTTATTTTGTAACGAAAATTAGTTCTAATGGATCTCCCGTTCTTAATGATCAATTTAATTTAGTAGTGTCATTTGTAGGTGCTCAAGGAACCCAAGGCAGACAAGGACTTCAAGGATTACAGGGAGTTCAAGGAAATCAAGGAGTTCAGGGCCTTCAGGGTGGAAACTCTGAAACATCTTTGATTGTTGCACTTGGAGATGAATTTACAAACATTGGAATTGGAACAAGTGTAGTAACATTTAGGGTTCCATTTAAGTGTAGAATTACAGAACCACCAACAATTTCACTTTCATCTGCTGCAGTTGTTGGAATTACCAGTGTAGATGTTTTATATGCAGATAGAAATGCTAGCCCAGCTTCCTTTAATTCTTGGACAAGTATATACTCAAGTCGGACAACAGTAGCAAATATCGCAGTAGGAAACTACCAAAGTGAAACTGGATTTGTTAATACCCCAACTCTCTTAAATTCACCAACAACATTCCCAAATCAAGTTTTAAATAGAAATGATCAATTAAGATTTGATATTACTGGAATAGGAACTGGAGGAAAGGGATTGAAAGCAATAGTTTATTATTCTAAGGTATCACCATAATATTATTTTAAGAGGAATTAATTTATGCCAGGTCCAGATGCTCAAGGTGGAATTCATTATATACTTGACACAACAAAGTTTCCAGTTATAGGTGAAGTAAGTTTTGCTTGTTCAACTAGGGAATATTTGTGGCAGGTTCCTGCTGGAATTACAAGTATAACTGCAGTTTGTATTGGTGGAGGTGGAGGTGGCCGTGCAGGAAACAATCAAACTCCTGGTGTTGGGGGTGGAGGAGGTGGACTTCGTTGGATTAATAGTATGCCAGTAGTTCCTGGGGAAATTCTAAGAGTAAAGGCTGGAGTTGGTGGAACTGGCAATCACACCTTAGTTGTTGATCAACTTGGATGGGATGCTTCATGGGGTCGTCCTGGGCAAACTAGTTATATTGCTTCAGATAATAATGCAAGTGTTCCTGGTAGAACTGGTATAGGAGGAACAATAATTGTTTTTGCTCAAGGTGGGGGGCAAGATTTTTATGTTACAGATTCAATAAGAATTGATTCTAGGAATGGAACGACTCAATTTAATGAATCCGCTTTGCCTAAGCAAGATGCCAGAGCAATTACATCTGGAAATCAAGGTGGAACTGGATCCGCAGTTGGAACATTTGCATGGGGAACTATTGGAGGTGGTAATGGTGGTAATGGTGGTGTTCAGGGTGGAGTTGGTGGTGGACAAGATGGCGGTGGTGGAGGTGCTGGAGGATGGTTTGGTAATGGAGGAAATGGTGGAACTGCTGGCACTCAAGAATCTCAAGATGGTCAAGGCGGAGGTGGTGGTGGAGGAATGTGGGGTGGTGGTGGAGGAGCAGACTCTGGAGGAGGTGGAGGTGGTGTAGGAGTATTTTGGGGAGTGGGTCCAAATGGAAAAAAAGCATATTATTTCTTTAATGGATCTGTTATAGATGGTGGAGTTTTAACGTTATCTTCTGGAAATACTGGAGGAGGTGGACAGGGAGGTTCTTTTGGTGCTGATGGTAGAGCAACAGGAACGGAAGTTATATTAGATACTGATTATTTCGTTTCGGGTGCATTTTTTGGAGATCCTCTTATTAATGAAAATTATAAAAATCTTTCAAATGGAAATGGTTTAAGGGGATTTAATGGAAGTGTTGATAATGAGTTTTCAGTTCCAGAGGTAAGACCTAATGGTGGATTGTATGGTGGCGGAGGAGGTGCTGCTCAGACAAGTGGACAAGCTGGAACTGAAACTCCTTTTGCTGGTAACGGTGGATGTGGGCATGTAAGAATTCTTTTTGTTGCAAGAAATCAATTTATAGTTAGGGAGTATGGGGGTCAAAGATTATCGACTCAACAAAAAACTATAAATGGGCAGACTGTAACAGTTAATTATTATGATTTTAATCCAAATGCATCGATAACTGAAAATAGAAACAATGGATGGCCAGTTTGGACAAACTCCGCTAGAACTGCTCCTGGACAATATTATAATCTTTTAGTTAATTGGGCAGATACTTTTGGACTTATTCCTCCAAATACACTACCACATTTACCAGCGGCAGTTGGAATAAATACGAGACAATATCCATAATTAAATTATAAATAGTTCTAAAATCTCAGAACAATGTCAGTTGCTGTTGTAAATATAAGTTTGGAAAAAGGCACTGATTTTAGTGCTACATTTAATGTGTCTGGACCAGATAATGGTCCTGTTTCTTTAGTTAATTATGACGCAGTTTCCAAAATTAGAAAGCATCCAACAGCAATAAGATCAAAATCATTTACCACGGAAGTAATTGGAAATGTAAATTCTCCATCAGTAAAAATCTCGATGGGGAGAACTGATACCGCTGATTTATCTTCTGGTAGAAATTATTTTGATGTTTTTCTTGTCGATCAAAATACTGGTTATACTGTTAAGGTCGTTGAAGGATCAATCATAGTAAACGATAGTACATCACTATGACAGATTTTAAAGTAACAAAAACAAATTCTCAAAGTTTTAACATCAAAATAGGACCAGAACAAAAATTTAAAGTTAATGTTCAAACGGGGGGTGTAGGAGTGCCAGCAAGATTTTCAGATTTAGTAGATTTTGATGGTGAAGATACAAATGATCAATATGTTTTAATGTATAATGCTGCAACTGGAAAATGGAAAGCTGTTAATCCAGATAAAGTGTTCACTGCTGCAGCAGAAACAGAAACAATACAACCTGGATTTGTTGGTTATGCAACTTCCTTCCTCGATCGTATGGATCAAGATCTCGACGATAGAATTGATACCGATGCTGGAGGATTTTAATTATGCCACTGCCAGTAATTCAATTTAAAAGAGGTGCTTATTCAGATCTTCCTGGATTGGCATTAGGAGAACCTGGAGTAACTACAGATACTAGAGACTTTTATATTGGATTTGATGGAACTCTGTTTGGAAATAGGTTTTTTGGTTCCGATAGATACTGGAGAAGGGAATCTTCTGGATCTGGTGGTGGAATAAACTTATATGAAAATACTGATAACGGAGCAAACTTTATTGGGTTAAGAGCACCCTCTAATGTCCCGTCTACTTTTAGATATTATTTACCACCAGCTCCTATTAATGATTATATTCTTTCCACTGATGGAGATGGAAATTTATTTTGGACAAATAGAATTATTGATCCAGTTTTATCTGGAGAAATTGAAGTAGACGGAGATATTTCTGTAGGTGGAACATCTTCAAAGTTTAATACAGAAATTTTTGACACTCAAGCAAGAATTTTTAATGTAGGATTGGGAACTATTTCCCCATCAAATACCACATGGGATTTGGGCGTATTATTTAATTATTATAAATCAAATA